AAGCGACATCTCTCTCGCCCTGATTGGATTCATTTGTCTCTATGGACAGGAGGCGTATTTCCGGAACGTACCGAGAGGCCTGAATCATGAACTGACCCTTGTCAATACTGTTAAAGGTGGGGTCAAAAACGCCAAATTGTGGGGTAATGGGCAGTACTCTGGGCTCAGTTCGTGCCGTGATACTCAATAACTGCTTATAGTATTCATCTGAGTCATCGGCAAGTTTCCTGAAACCAGTATTATCGTACTCAATAGGAAGTTTAATTGTGTCCATGCGCGCTCCTAGTCCACATTAATCTTACACTGCAAGCACCATCGTGGGGCTTATTCGGCGTTTAGCGTTGTGCTTTTCTCTGATATTTCACGCATTGTGCCGATTGTTGCCTCAAGGACAGCAATTCGCTGCGCTTGTGCTGCAATCTGGTTTGTCAAAGATTCAATAATCTTATTGACATCAATCTGTACGTCACTCATTTATTCTCCAATTTCTGTGCTTATTAAATTGACTAGTTCGTCAATCGATATGGATGTTAGCAAAGTTTCATCAGGGATGTCTATGCCAAACCTTAATTCAAGTTTTAAGACAATCTCCGCTACGTCCAGTTCTGAGCATTGAAGTGGCTCCGAATATTCCCCAACTTCGGGGATAACCGTCAGTGCGCACTCTGCTACTGCCGTGGTCAATTCTCCTAGCGTCATCTGTTCTCCAATGCTGCAACTCTTACTTCAAGTTCTTTGATTGCCGCAATCGCGATAGCGGACATTGACAACCCATCAAGACCACTGAAGTTTCCTTCAGCATCTATGCGCCCTGCTTGCGGCACTACTTCTGCCACTTCTTCGGCAATAAATCCAATCTGACCCTTATCCCAGTCTAAGTAACGAGGACACGGACTCTCTATTGAGCCCTGGCAATCTCTGCCACATTTATGAATGAGGTCTTCACCAAACCAGGGGTCAATACCTGCATTCTGCCTTGCGCTATTCAAACGTTCCAACGCCTTTACGCGTGTCTCCGTTATTGGCAACTGAGCCATATAATCGTCGTGAATCCACTTATAGGTGACTGGTCGTAGTTGTTTAACAATATCAAGACTGTTAATAAGTTCTAAACCATTTACTGCCGAACCCGCAGATTGTGGTTTTACAGGCCAATTACTAATGTCTTGTTTTAATGAACGTGATGACGTGTTTACAATAATTGCATAAAAATTTGAATATGCACTGTCATTATAGTTTCGCAAATATACGTTGTCAACGGAAGCACCTACACGGAATTGTGGGGCAATACCAGAAGCATGCAGAGCAATCGATACAGCAGAGCCCCCACTGCCCGCTCTAATGTTGGTGGTTGTGTAGTCAGTAGTGACTTCCCTAGTAGAATATATAGTTCCACTGGACGTTATTGATGTGGCAGAAACTGTTCCCCCACTCTGATTCGTAGCAGTAGTGGCAGAAGTGGCAGAAGTTGCAGTAGCAGCGTTGCCAGTAGTGTTATCGGAAGTTCTCGCACTGTCAACACGAACACCATAAGTATAGGTACCATTCCAGCCCATAAGAGTTGGATATGTGCTCGTCCAAGCAATCGCAGCATTAGTATTATTTACTGCACCACCCGAAGGAGAAGTTGACTGAGAGGCATCAAATATTGTATGACTATTTCCATAGTTTTTCCACGCAAGTTGACCAACAGTGGCAGAGATTGTTCCGTTGGTACTCCAGTTGGCTCTATCAGTAGAAAGATTAGTTGCCGTAGAAGCGTTGCCCGTCAGCGCAGCAGTAATAGTACCTGCCGTGAAGTTTCCCGAACCATCACGAGCAACAATCGCACTGAATGTATTAGCACTTGTAGCAGTTGTTTTTGAGTTTGCGATAGAGCCAGCAAGCATCGTATTTGTTACCGTGCCAGTATCGCCAGTAGTAATAACCGTTCCCGTAGTTGCAGGGAAAGTCACAGTCACGGAGCCAGTTATTGCGGTTGGTTGAATAACTAAAGTTCCGCTAGTGGAGCCGGGCATTGAGATACTAGTAATGCCAGTTAAGCCAAGATTTGCAGATGAACGATTTAGCGTAATTGCGGTTGTTCCAACGTATGTCGTATCGCCAAGAAGGGCTACCGTGCCCGTGTTATTGGGTAAAGTAATTGTTCTATCGGCTGTGGGGTCAGTAACAGTTAATGTTGTTTCGTGAAGATTGTCGGTACCTTCAAAAATAACACTTCCGGTTGTGTAGATATTTCCACGAACATCCAGCGTCTCGGTCGGTGAGGCAGTACCAATTCCAACACGGTCGGTGGATGAGTCGACCTTGAGTGTTGTTGTGTCAACAGTGATATCGCCAGTAACGTTAAGACTCGCCAGAGTCATAGTGCTCGTAAAAGCGATAGTCCATTTACCGTCTGCGTAAATCCATGTCTTGTCACCAAACGTATAGGTGTCGTTATCTACTGGGGAGTTAGGAAAATCAATAGCCATTAGGTCAAGCCGTTTCCACTAATTAACCATGATGTTGAAGTAATTTTAACAGCAGTCGCCATCCCCCACGCACCAAGAGTTCTATTACCTGTTGTTCCAGTACCAGCAAGATACAGAAAATCTGTTCCCCCTGTTGATGGCACCGAAATGGTCACTAGTCCACTTGCATTATTTGTAAATACAACAGTTGAACCAATGGGGAATGCTGTGGTTGAGTTCAAGGGAATAGTTATCGTGCGAGTACCAGTAGAATAAATTTGTGTTCCAGCATCAGTAGCGAGTATCGTATATGCACCTGTGGTGGTGGCATTTTGGGGCAGACCCATGTACCCAACACCACTAGCAGCAGTTGTAGTTGTTCCTGCGCTAGGAATACCAGTAAATGTTGCTGCTGTTACACCTGTAGATGTAAACGAAGCGACATTCGCACCATCAACAGCAACATTTAATGTATCAACGCTTGAAGCAGTAGTCAGATATAAACCTGTGTCAACATTTCCGATACCTAGATGTGGTGCTGCTGCTGTTCCATTTCCTGTTGCTGTTCCTGCATAGTTTGTGATATCGGAAGGTGCAATATGTAACCGGCCACCCATACGCAACAGTCGAGCAGCAACACGACGAAGAAATGTTCCACGCAAACCTGAAAAACCTGGAGTATCAGTAGGTGCGCTATCACCAAAAAATACTAAACCTGCATTATTCCGTTGAGTATCTGATTGAAACGATAACCCAACATCACCGCCGTCATCACCGGCCCCCATCGTAATATTGTCGGTAGTATGTTGACCACCCGCACTTTTGACTCGTAAAATAACTGCACCTATAGAGTCAACTGCTGTAATCAAGTTAATTGGGGTCACGTCATAGTAGGACATATACGCAGCAGGGTTTGATGCAGCAACAGTAAAAGTTTTTGCTGTTGTGCAAGTAACACCCGTAAGAGTTGAACCTGATTTTCCTGTGTATGTAAAACTTTTTGATGCTTGAACAACAAAATCTTTATATAATGGTGCTGATGACGCAGTACTAAAATTGTATATACCTGCGTTAGTACCCGTCAAAAATTGACCAGAAAGAGTAAATACCTGAGGTACATCATATTGCACTTCGCCCGAGTCATCAACTTGACCAAGATAAAGAGCAAGACTAGAATCAGAAACAATTGCCCTAACATACATTCCAGTTACAAAATAACCGTCAGATATACCAACATATGCTCCAGTAATTGCACCTGCTGCACTTCTAGAATGTGTATAGATTTCTATTTTACTAACAGTAGAATTGTAACGAAGCGTAACCCAAGAAGCAGCAACAGCACCAATTTGATTATAACGAACAACAATTCCTTGGTTTGTAGCAAGTGTCCCTAATAATTGACAACTTACATCATGGTTATTTTCACCTGTTGAGACAGTAGCAATAGATGGGCCATCAGCACGAGTGCAATATGCTCCAGTTGAACCCACAGCAAATGCTGGCGAAGGAGAAGTATATGGAGTACGGTCTGTCCAATTTGCTGATAACGCTCCAACAGTAGTAAGTGAATCGCTTATTTGTGTGTAAGAAACAAAACCGTTACCAGATAAATTAGGAAACGAAGAAGTATCAGCAAGAGTAATCGTTGCAGCAGACGCAGGAAATGAGCCTGTGGTAATTAAAGTTTGTTCTTTATCAAGAGCAAAAACACGATTCATACGGACAGTCAAAATTGAAGAAGTTAAATCTGAACGCTCAATATAAACCTGAGTGTCACTACCGTATCCAACTTGACCAGTTTGGTGTTTGCCAGTAAACGGAGCAAACTTAGATGGTTGCGACCATATCTTTCCTGTTGCAGCAACTTGCGCACCAGGATATGTACTGCTAGTTGCTTTAGCCTGAATAGCAGTCGTAAAGATTCCTGTTGCTGGTAAACGAGCAGTGTTTAAAGTTCCTGCGGTTAAAAGAGTGGCGTCTACTGTCGCAGGCCCTGTAGGACCAGTAGTACCAGTAGGACCAGTTGCACCCGTCGGACCCGTTGCACCCGTCGGTCCTCCTGAAGGTCCAGTTGCGCCAGTGGGGCCAGTTGCGCCTGTTGTACCCGCTCCAGTTGGTCCAGTGATGCCTGTCGCGCCTGTGAGCCCAGTTGCACCTGTGGGGCCCGTTACTCCAGTGGGTCCAGTTGTACCAGTTGCACCAGTCGTTCCAGTCGCGCCAATACCAGTTGCACCCGTTGTACCAGTAGGCCCTGTCGCCCCAGTGGTGCCAATCGTACCAGTTGCGCCCGTCGCCCCAGTAGTGCCCGTGACTCCAGTGGGGCCCGTAGCGCCAGTGGTTCCCGTTGCGCCCGTCAGGCCCGTAGGTCCTGCAATACCTGTTGCACCCGTTGGGCCACCCGAAGGACCAGTAGCACCCGTCAAGCCTGCGGTTCCCTTGTTGCTGCCAACTTCCACCCAATACGAATCGTAGCGAACAAACATAATGGCAGTATCAGACTCATACCATAAATCGCCCGCAGCAGGGGAACTTGGGGCGGTATCACTAACCGTCACGGAAGAACCTGCACCATTTCTCGGAGTAAGACGACCAATAACAATGAGTTCATCTGAGGTGTCATTGGCATAGGTGCATAACACTTCATCATTAAGTGCTATTGCATCGCCTGTAAATTTATCGATAATTCTACATGGGCCTATATTGCGTCCAAGGGTACTAATGAATACACGAACGCGCCCATCATCATAGATGAGGGTAATTTTTCCAGTGTAAACACCGGTCCCCCTATTGGGGCTGGATGCTCCACCATATTGGCTGTATCTCGGGTTGGTTGTCATTTTAAAGCAATACGTTCGTGTTTGCGGCTTCGCCTACTGGAATTTGAGTAATGTACTTTGCTTCTCTTTCTGGCTTTCTGAATGTTATTTGCACGGGGTCCGTGGACATGTGTGGATACGAGACTTCTGTAATCAAATAATAATCGTTAAAAGTCGGTATGCCATCAACGTATATCGTCATACCAGGGCGGAGAAAAATCCCATTTGTTCTATCCAGAGTTAAAGAACCTTCTACTTCGTAAATGTCATTGTCGGACCTTCTGAAAGTTGGCATTGACAAAGGTATTAGTGCTTCGGGATACTTTACAGCGGAAAAAATATCACCCGTATCGGCATCGAACAACCACCTCGGAGAACCAGGAAGCGACCCAGGTATAGTTGCATTGTACGATTCGTAAAAATCTATTTTCTTCTGCGTTGGATACCAATCTTGCGGTATGGCGGGCCAGTGCACATACCAATAATTCATTGCCTTCATATCAAAAACATTTGTCTTTGGGTTAAAAATATCAGCACTGGGATTATATTCCGGCCCCCATAGCCCATATATGTATTGATTGGAAGTAAAAAACAATGTCCCATTGGCCTCAAATAGGGAAAACTTTGCAGATGAGGCAAGGCTACTGAGTACGTCCCATAGCGAATCGGCCTGCTTGTCTGTTCCACCCTTGCTTATTTGTTTACTTTTTGATGTTTTTTGAACGAAAGATTTTAAATTATATTCTGCTGCGGCTTGAGACACATAAACATGCCCCTCCCCTTTTATGCTACTGGGCTTTTTGTCTCGTTTCATTTGCTGAATTGCCTTGGTTCTTGCCTCTACGGTTATTGCTGGTGATGCACCAGAGCCAGGGGCAATACTCACCGAAGCAACTTCATATACTTGAGTAACCCAACCAATGTATTTGGTCTTTTCTTCAGCAACTTTATCAAGAGCAAAAGTAGGGCCAGATGGATGGTCGGATATTTGCCCTGTAGGACCAACCGGCACATCTTGACCAAAATTTTCATATATTTCTGGCGTAGAACTTTTGAATAAAATATTTTGACCGATATTAAAATAGTTACTTTTGAGCATTCGGAACTCGGGGTCAAATAACTGGATTGAAATTTGCGGACACAAATCCATTGAATAACTCACGTTTATTGATATGAGCGATTCCGCTATGGGGAATGCGAGTTCATCACTTATATTCAACCATGAAATAACAAAATCTTGGTCCTGTGAACCAGTGAGTTCATATTCTTTCCCAGTTTGCCTTTCGACTATTTTGAATTCTGCTGTCATTTTTATGTCGCCGAAGCGTCCGTATATACTGCAGTCGTTCTATTGGGGCCACCAGTAGCAACAAGTGAAAGTCTGGCATATTCTACGGGTCCTCCACCCGCCGTAGTGGTCTTGGGGACAGGAAGCGGTGGGGCCCCAATCGGCGCAAGATAAACGACAGAAACGCGTTCAACTGGGACCTCGGTAAATGTCATCTCAATTTGTGCCACAGATATCCCCGATGGGGTGCTTGCAGTCCCAGTCGTAAAATCCGTAGCACGTCGTGTGGCCGTCACACTCATATCATTTATCACAAACTCTAGCCCACGTCCAAGGTCTTTGCCACGCCGTAATTGTATTGTCAAAAGTTCATCCATGTTAATGAATGTAATCGGAACTTTACGTTGAGCCATTTGTCTCAATTTCTGAATCTGTGGTTCTACTGCAATACTCATACCGTCTGGGACAATCGCACCACCAGTCTCAACTCGGTCCGAAGCAATAATGAAACTCATGCTAACTTTCATTAATGGCCATCTAGCCCAATCTATAAACGGCAGATTTTCGGCACGAGGTATTTCTACCCATTCACTAGCAAGACCATCATATTTGATATTTTGTGGAATATAACGGAATAAAAATTCATCCGTGTATGTATTTCCATTAGGATTTAACCATGTTTGTACAAAACCTGGCTTGGTCGATTTTGAAGTTGCGACACCAGCATAACCAATTGGCATCCTGACAACCAATCGTACTGCCGAATCCATCTCGTATGCCGTAGATGTGTCTGTGTCGTTTGTTCCGTTTCCAGTCCCACCTCCACCTCCGCCCCCACCATTCCCTGTTCCTGTTTGGTTATTTATGGACGCGTAGTAGGCGTCTCCAGGATTAACGTAGTTGCCACTCACGTCCCGAGCCAATGTATCCGCATTGAAGTTGCGTCCATTCGTAGGGCCGCTCGCCGCACTACTAGTGCCACCCTGCTGAAAACTTGCATCGCGTCGAGTTTTTAGTTCTCTATATCTTGTAAGGCTAATAACAGGATAGTTGTTATCCTTAACCGCATTGTATTTACGGAAAAGTTGATTACTCTTCGCCGAGCCAGAATCTGGATATGTGGAAATACGTAGATAAAAATTATAATCTCCTGCGCCTATTGCGCCGTTATTGGTTGGGTCAAGCAATTTCCATAACGAACACGCATACAGATTGGACATATGATTGCCCGGTCCCTTAACTAGACCAACGCTTCCAGTTTTTACCCATTTTGTTTTAGTTGCCTCGTTCGTATCCCCCTGCCTATCCGTAGTTTTGTAGCCATCAATTGCTGCACGTGGACTCCACGGGTCTAGTTTTTCAATAAAATACATAGGCCACTCCGTTGAAGTGGTTACCCGACCGCCAGAAAGTCCATCCTCAAGCATTAGCGTCTCTCCGCGTTACTTTTACCCGTTGCGGCAATTTTTCTCATGACTACATTTGCAATATCTTCGGCATTCGTGCCACTGATATTAAACGAATAATTATTGGTCGTGTTCCCGAGGCCGGATGAATCTCCTTGTGAACCAGCAGCACCAACGGCTGTGTACGAATCGCCAATAGCATTTCCACCCTGTGGTGGGACAACGTGCAAATGTCGCGTATCTCCGGCACCGTGGAATTCAGCAAAACCACCAGAACTATTTGTCGAGTCTCTATAAGAGACGAGGTTTTGTCCGGTAATATCCAGCGCCCTACCCGTTACGTGGTCGGACTTCAATGAACCAAGAGCGTAGTTTCTGTAAGACGAGGTAATACTCCTCTTGCCTGCGAGGCGTGAATTGACGGAATTATGTGAACTCAATGTATTGCCGAGGTTACTCATTGTTGAGTCACCAATACGCCCGCGAGGTGTTCGTGTATCGCCGCCCTTGCCGATTGCTTCAATTAATAAATCAACAGACGCCTTGAAGGCTTCAGAGGCACCGGCCAAAGTCGTTGCTGCGTCCGCCATCGGGTCAGCGATTGCTTCTATCTTCAATCGGAACGCATCCCCATTTGCAGTTGCTATTGACGCTATTACGCTCTTCAGTGCATCTACATTTTTGGGGTCCGTCATATCTCGCGCAGAAGCGTTTTCTATCGCCATTCGCTGAGTGTCCGTAGTACCTGCTAAGAAACCTGACAGCCCTGCTGTGTCGCCGCCCACCAACCCCTGCCCAGACTTTCCTAGATTTGATGTAACCATCTGAGTAAGGTCGGACAAGGCTCCACGACTGTTTTCTCCGATAAAGCCTTGCAGTTGATTGCCGTCCTTTGTTGTGGCCAGCATGTTGAGTACCGGTTCGAGGCCCTCAAGAGCGCCACCAACTTGAGAAAATGCCGTGCCGCCTTTACCAAACATTTTTTCAAATTCTGCAGTGGCTTTAATTTGGTCGCCACCATAGAACGTAGTGAGCGCAGTGGATTGGTCTTGCAGGAACTGCAATACGTCTTGTTGACCTAGTCCGCCAGCATTGAATTTATCTCGTAATCCGAAGGCATTGACGTCTAATTGTTTTTCTGCTTCTATGGAGTCGATTTTACTAGTAAAATATTTTTGTGATGTTTCTCCAAGGCGATTTGACGCAGAGGCCATCATCTCACGACGCGTATCAATCATTGCTTCGGATAGTTTTTTGATTTGGTCAATCGACTTGGCAGTTGCGTCATATAGGTCAACACCCACCGCATCTGCCATTTCATTAATTTTGTCTGTCGACACACCAAAAATCTTTGAGAATCTATCAACTTTCTTGATTGATGTATCTTGAATAAATGTAAATGCATCTGAGTTACGTTGAGTAGTCTCTTCTAATGTTTTGAAAAACTCTTTAATATTCCCCTTTGCCTTTTTGTATTCTTCTTCTGTCATGTCTTTGGCAAATCCACTCTTTGCCTTGTACATCACATCAAGCAAGTCCTTTTGTGCGTTGGTTCCAGCCCTGGCTGCGTTCATTATCTGAAAACTAGCGCCGCCCCCTTCTCCATCGCCAATCATGCTCTTCTTGCCTGATTTGTCTTCCGCTACTCCCAATTTACTCATTGCTGCAGCCCTGGCACGACTGCCAGCCTGCGCATCAAAAACACTCTGTTTCATTTTATCTGCCGTCACACTCATGGCCTGACGACGCTTCGCTTCAGTGAATTCGCCACCACGCTTTAGTCTGCCCAGGGCGTCGACCATGCCACCAATGGTGTCTTTCATGACGTCTTCAGCAACTGCTTTAGCGCTTGCAATTGCTTCTTTTTTACGTTTCTTGGCAGCGCCAATAAATCCAGTAATGGCACCACCAATTAAACCAACCGCCAGACCTGCAACAGGGTTGACCATTGATATAGCACTACCAAGGGCGATGGCGCCTTGTGCTGCTTCGGGGGCCACGCTAGATAACAAACCAAGTGCCGCAGATGCACCCATCGCCGTACTTGCTTTGTTATTTATGCCTTTGAAGTTCTTGTAGCCAGCCTCGCCAACCTTGCCGTGTTCGCCACCAAAAATTCGCTTATAGGTGACCGTTTCGCGTGCTTGACGGAACATATTGGTCTTTTGACTGAGTCTATCCTTGAGTGTTCCAGTTCCATAGCCACCAGGAGCGCCAACATTTTGAGGCGTAGCAATGGTGGCTCTATTGAGCCAATTGTTCTTGACACGTTGTGGTATTGGACTACCAGGAACTGCGCGCTCAAGATATGGGAGTTTTTTGTATTCGTCGTACGAGATTAATTGCTTACTTGCAGCGCCGCCCGCACCACCGAAGGCACGCGATACGCGTTTTTCCTCAGAGCGTGCGGCATGTGCTGCGAGTTTCTGCTCGGATGTCATTCCTTGTGTTGCTCGACCAATGCTATTTAATTGTTTAGAACGGGCCGATGCCATACCAGCACTAGTAATTGGCATACCATTGGGGCCTAGGAGTCCGCCTGCGGATGTTACTCCCGCAGCACCCGGAACTCCACCTACGCCACCAACAGCATTTTGTCCCATTGCTGCTTGTCTGCGAGCCTTGTTCGCTGCTCGCTGTTGCTGCAGTGCAGTCTGGCCACCAGAAGTGGCCTGTCCTTTAGGCGTAAAACCGGTGACCGTGACATTATCTGCCTTGACTGTCATCAATTTTGTTGAGGGCATGACGCCGCCGATGTGTTTGGTCATGCTTCGTTTTGCACCCATTAGGCCAGCAATTACGGCAAATGAACCAAACCCACTACCACCGAACATGCCTTTTATGCCGCCAATCAGCGATGTAAAAATGTCAAATATTCTCGTGACACCATCAATGATTTTATTTATAAACGGCAATGCGTCTACAAAAGTTTCACGAACACTTCCTGCGTACTTCATAAATACGGTAATGAAATTTCCAATTGCAGTACCGAACTGCAGGAAGTCATCTTTATTTTTTACTATTAAGTCATTCATGTTGCCGAAACCATCTTTAAACATTGTTCCGAGTGGGCGGAATATATTGCCAATCGCTTGCTCCAGAACTCTTGCACCATCAATCAATGGTCGCAATTTATCTATGACCATATCCCAGCCATCTCTGAATTTGCCCCACCAACCACCCATTCTGCTGAATATTCCTTCAGATTGTGGCCCCCATTTGTGAACAAAATTAACAAAAAATTGAGCGGCTCTGTCGACCATTGAAACAATCTTGTCAAATAAACCTTGATTCCCCCCGAAGGCAGTAATATCACCGCTCAGTTGAATAACTGTGCGTTTAAATATACTTACAAGTTTGTCCAAAGTTTCTTTTGCTGGCTTAAGGAATGGTCCACCTATGTCAGCGAACATTGTTTTAATTGAGGCGAAAGATGCCTTGAATCGATTAAGCAACGTATCGTTAACTGCAGCCAATTGACCACTCACACCACCCATTGATGCCAGTTCGCCACTGTTAATCGCGGCTTTTAATTCCTCTACTGTGTCGATGCCCTTTTTCTTTGCTGTCTCCAATGCCTTGGTCATCTGTGGTCCCATGGCTTTTGCTGCTTCGGTGACCTTCGAGAATGATGCTTTGGGGTCCTGTAGGGCCGCTACGAGGTCGCCAGCAGCCTTCATGCCCTGTTCTAGCGGTTGCCCGGCGGCGGCAAAGTCACCAAGGCCCTTAAGTAAGTTCTGTGATGCTGCGGTGAACGTACTGGTCTTGGAAATGGACGCAAAAGCCCCCTGGAGGGCCTCTGCGCCAGCAGCAGCCAGATTGGTGTCATTCATGAGTGAACGCATAGTCACGGAGACTTGCTGGTAGTTTTTCCCACCCTGAAAAGCGAACATTGATTGTTGCTGCTCTCGCATCGCTGCTGCTGCGGTAGATATTGCAACACCCACTGCGAGGGCTGCTCCTGCAGCACCTTTAGCGACCCATTGGAAGGCTTTCATGGACATATTTCCAAGAACGAACGCTCCATGTACCGCCATCATCGCCGCACCAAGGGCAGCGACTTGGACGGTGGCCAACTTTGCGCTCATGCTGACAAATTTTCCGATTGCCTTACCGGTTCCGACAACCATTTTATCAACGGAGTCAAAGTGTTTTTTCCACTTAATATTATTTTGGTCAAGAGCGTGAGTTGTCTGTTTCCCGTATAGGGCTGCCTTTGCAGACAGTTTGTCCATTTTGTGGCCAACATTATCTAACTTTTGTTCACCCTTTGTTATGATTCTTACCAAAAGGTTGTTAGTAGCCATCTTGGATATCCTTACACAATAAAAGACTAGGGTTTATTACGTTTAGCCTCGCGGTCTTGCCTATCGCGGTCGTTCTCTATAACTTTAGCACACGCCATCAGTAGTAGCCATTCGTCTTCTGTGGTGTTAAGTAATTCGAGCGGATTGACATGCCATAATTCCGCTAGTCTGGCGGAATTTATGACAAACGGGTCTTCAACTAGTTCGTCGAAGACCCTTTCGTAGGGTCCTCTGTCTCGACAGTGTCGGAGTATCCTGCAGCATCAAGAATCGCTAGTGCGGCAGACTCTAAGTGAGGGTCAACCCCGAAAAAAGCGCGTACAGCATCAGGAACAGGACGAGTAGTCTCTGTTGTCGACATAATGATGTCCGAAGCAAAATTTAGACGATTTCCGTCTTCATCCATTACTTCCTCGTCATCCATAAGAATGCCCGTGGTTGAATTACCAATAACGTAGCAAGCAAACTTTGTTGAGTCCATACCAGCCTTGGTGTCTTCACCGGAGTTGCGGCGCCAAGCACGAATCTGATTTTGAGAAATATTCGGAGAAATACGCAACTTGACGCCAGGTCGAGATGGAACTTCTAGGAGTACCGCAGGACGTTCAACCTTAGTTGAAATTGCATCCTTGAGGCGGTCGAGAGTGGTCTCGCCCTTGGGCTTGGATGTTGACTTGCCAGCCTTTGGTGTTGCTGATGTGTCGTCTGAGTAAAGTGATTCTGCTGTCATAAGTCATGAACTTAGCACATACAAATCTGCCATAGTGAAACAAAACCTAATTTTATAACTAGAATAAGTTATTACTTATTAGGAACTTGAACCAGAGGCAACAGTAGAGACACTGAAGGTCATTGAGAATGTGGCCGGAGCACCAGAAGACGAGTCGCCATCAGGCTCGGTAATGCCTACGAGGAGGGCTCGTGGGTACACTCGGTCGGCACCAATAACTTCGATGTCGCAGTTATAGGTCTTTACGTTGACGTTATAGTACGACTTGCCAACGAGAGTACGAAGGTTGCGAATCTTGCGAGCAAGACCAGTTGCACCGTCCGAAAGTTCTTGAATGAATTCGTCGTCATAGTGAGCCGTGAGGGTAATGTCACCAATTTCAAAAGGAGCACACAGTACTGTGGGGAACTGAGCGCCACCTTCGTAAATCTTTTCAACGGAAGCCGTGATTTCGCCACCAGAAACCTGGGCGAAACGGAATCCTTCCCACTTAGGGTGAGTGGTGTCTACTGGCGCAATGTCTGCCAGGATTTGCCTCTGAGATACCTTTGCCATTTAATCCTCCGATATTCTTAATAAACTCAGACCACTGAGGTGGTCAGATTGGACTTGATGATGTCAACTTGAATTGAGTCACCAATACTTGAAACACGCAAACCGACGCGTGCTGTCACCGTTCCGTCAACTAGTTGAGCGAGCGGATTGAGTGAATTGTCACACTTCACCGTGTAGCCATAGTCAATGCGACGACCATTGACATCGAATGCCTCATACAAGGCTCCAAGTGTCCGCAAGGGCTCCATAACTGAAACCAATTTTGCTTCGATTGTTGCAAAAACGCTGTTTCGTCCATCGATAACCGTGAACAAAACATCTTCGAGTGTTCTGTTTGCCTCAACGACTACATGGTTGACCACGTCCTGGGCATTGATGTAACGGAAGTTCGCCGTATCTAGAGACAACGAACGAGCACCATAGATGCGCACAAGGTTGTTAATAACTCTGATGGCATTGACTGCGCTTGCATCAAGTTGATTGCCAACTGTTGAGTCATATGACGCATAGACTCCATTAATAAATCTGGCATTAGAGATGATTCCCGCTCCGGGCTGGTGTGGCCCAATCTGGTTATGGGCACGACTACGTGCGCCTGCAACATATCCTGTTGGCGGAATGAAGCGATTGACGCCGTTGGTTCCAGTTGGTGCGGATACCCACGGTGCATACATTGCGATGTGTTCTGCATTCTCTGAAATCTGGATTCCTTCTGCGATGTCGCCAAGGTCCGTGGACGAGGTTGTCGTCTTGGCTGCATGAACGATAGCAATTCTGCTCTTTGCGTTACAGTGAGCAATTAGGGCAACCGTAAATGCATCCAGAGTACCACCAGAGTACGTTGCTGGTGATTCTGGGCATGCGACAACGCCTGCGCCGTATGCATCAAGGAAGTCATCTAGGGCAGAAGCGTATTCGTTTGCGCCTGGGGACGTCGTGCCATCGCTACCCGCAGTACCAAGCGAGCCACCAGCAGGGCCAAATGAGCGTGCTGAAAAGATATCTGGCAATACGTAAAATGCTGAAGTTCCAGCGACGCCAACGATATTGGTGACCGAGCCAGCCGTAAATGTGAGCGTCGAAGAAACTGTAATAGAAGTAGCCGAAACAATGCTGGCAACCGTCATGGCTCCTAAACCAAAGGAACCAGGGGACCCGGGGGTGGCGGTAATTACCTGTCCTACCGTCAAGTTGGCAGTACTGCTCATGGCCGTAATTGTTGCGGTGTATGGTCCAGAACCAGTAACCGAACCAACCGTGCCTGTCGTACTAACTATCAAACTGGATGATGCTAATTCCGCATCAGTGGCAGTGATGAGTTGAGAAACCACCGGATGAGTATTGATTTTTCCACAAATTTGTGCATTTGTAGTACAAGAACCCGTTGACATTAAGAGAGTGGTGCCATCATAGATGCTTACAACTCTAGAATTCGTAACGTTTCCAGCGGTCACGGCGACTCTCAGGGCATTTGCCGAAGCGCCAGGACCCTGAGCGGTCAAAGTAATTGATGTAACGGGCGATGCGGCGGCGTTCTTGAGCAATGATGTTGCTGTCGCAGTGCTGGTGGTGTTTGGAACACGGGAAATATAGCAGCGTGTGCCACCTTCTTCAAAGAAAGATTCCACTGTTGAATGCAGGAAGGAGCCGCTCGTGTATCCGCCATACTTTAATTCAAAGTCTTCGAGGCTAGTAACTAAAAGCGCCTCATCAACGGGTCCACGTAGTGCCTGCCCCACAAAGAATGCTTGAGATGTTTCACGAATTGTAGTATTTGCAGGACCAGTACGTACTGCGGTTGAAATTTGGATACCGGGCATGGCACCTTCCTAACTCATCATGGCATTAAACTATCTATGCCTACTTGTTCAAATTGTTATCGCAAGATTTGTTACTCTCAATAGAGAATAGCAAAATATCATGCTGTTTCTTGCACCTCGGTGCCTTTATTTTCATCAGGAATATCAGTAATGTCAGTTTCCTGGAGCGCCAATGGTTCTGTTTCATCGGTATTTTTTGGCTCTTCTTCACTTGCTGTTTCCAATAATTCCGATACGTCAGCATTATCATCTGACTTAATCGTCTTTTTCAGTTTCTTGAGGTTGTTATTAACTGGCTTTTCTTCGGGCACTACTTCAACTTTTTCGCCTCTGAGAACAGCAATGAGACCTTGTAATTCTTGCTTTTCCAAAGATGCATCCAACTCAGCCACGGCAACAACAGTTTCTGCTCTGACGTAATGTAGGTTGTTTGTCAAATAAATCCAGTCGTTGGAGATGTTGGTAATGACGCAATATCCAGCATTGAGGTAATTCTGCTCCTCGCCTTTACTGATTTCAATAAACTTATGCAACATATGGTCCTCCAGGGGTTTACACGTATTTTACACGATTATTTAATTCAGGGAAGTAAAGGCAACTGCAACACCACTTGAAACATAGGAACCCAGGGAACCAACGATTCCTCCAACGGTAAAAGTTGTCGCAGTTCTTGCGGTTATTGTTTCTGCCGAAATACCAAAAGTTGCTGGATTAATGCCAGTTACCGTAACTCTTTGCCCAACAGAGAAATTATTGACAGCAGTATAGGTGACGTTAGTTCCGCTCTTGGTTGCATTGGTCACTATCGCCGAACGTGATTCAGATAGTCCAAATGATTCTACTGTCAGGTCAATATTGCTAACTATGCCGATTGGTTCACGCATGACTACTTCATCTATTGATAGGTCGTAGCCAATATAGGCACCAGCCATGACTCGGTCACCCTTGAGGAGCGTCAAGTCGGAATATTCTTCGGTGATACTAGACTCGTCAATCATGACCTTGAAGGTCTGGCGTGGGTCCGTAGCCTTAAGGCATGGGTAGTCGAGAATTGCCGAGCGAACGACCGTCGTGAGCCTGTCTCGCATGAGCGTTACCTCTTCTGGGCCATAATTGCTGTCGGTCCTGTCAGAACGAACCCAGACGTACGTACGCATATTGTAATTGACCCGATAGAGAGGGTTATTTCTGTCGAACCCTATTCTTTCCAGTCCAGACATTGACATTGCAACAGTGATGATTGTTGGCCACTCGTCTAGCGCAATAGGCTCATAGGTTGTGTACTTGACTGGACTCGGCAATGCAATGTCATCAAGATTCCAGCCATTCCTATAACTAACAAGGCGCGTAGGAAGGTTGACAGCCAAGTACGAACTCACATAGGACTTAGCAAAATGCGAGCCATGCATTAAGTCAATTGTCATTTTTGTTACTCGCTCTCATGAATATAGTCGACTGCCCATTTGCCCCATTTATCATTCGCTCCCTTGGGCTCGAATACAATTTGGCGTCTAGGCATTTTCGATGTTCCCATTTGGTGAAACTTGGCGTACGGTACATCGGTGCCAAATACAGCATAATGTTTACGAATAATATTCGGCTTGCCTTTAAGACTACGCAGGCTTCTAAATAGGGTTTTGCCTGAACGCATCATTATTGGATTTGGGTCATTTTTTATTTTCCACGCCGAATATTCTGGGTCCAGGGCGTCCCATTTTGCCCCAGATTCTAAGCCGCCAACCATGAAGTTGTTTGCCCAAATTTGTTCCAGGTCTTCACGAATTTTCTTAAATACAGGGCCATAATCGCCTGTTCGCTTTTTGGCTTCCTTGATGAAATCTTCTATTTCGCCGTTCTCATATGACATTTTTATTTGAAATTGCATAACACCACTACGAGACCCTCACGCGCTTGTATCGCTTTATCGAAGCCAGTTCTCGGTCAGAAAAACCAGTCTCTAATGGAGCAACGTTACGTGACTCCAAATCTTTAATACCGACTACATCGTCGTGCATGTTTTGCATTTCACGAGTCGCAGCACGCAAAATTAGAAGTTTGAAAATTGCTATTTCGGTTCCATCTAACCCAGCATCGTAGGTAATTTCAAAAATGTCATTAGCAAATCCACGGAAAATATCAATACCGTAGCGACGAACGACATAGTCGTGTCCGGTTGCTGCTGCCGTGCCGCCAGAAGTATAAGCACCAAAAGTGCCAGCAACTCCGCCGACCGTAAAGGTGTTCGTCGTTACTGCTGTTATCTCTTTGTTCTGGAGATTGTAGACAGTTGGAACAATCCCTGTCGTAAGGACGGTTTGTCCCTTTGTGAACTTATGTCCATTGGCGGTAAAGGTAACATTTGTTCCACTCTTTACTGCGCCGGTCACCGTTGCCACCCTGTCTATACCTTCTCCGAAGAATGTTCCAGCCGTAGACGTATTCTTAATTTGAACGCTATGTACTTTAGTTACTGGCGAGTTGCGTAAATAGATTGTTGGTGACGGCTGAGAGTACGTCAATGGATTCATTGTGGTGCTGGTGGAAGTATTGTAGAAAAATGAGTCAGTGGGCATGCCGACGTGGTTGATAGGCAGGGTGACTTCCTCTACAAACGTGCTTACCTCAATCGGCCTACGCAAATAAGCCTCTATTTCGCTCTGAAGGCCTGCTAGTACCATTTCTGCTGCATCTTGCTGACGCAGGGAGAATCTGATGTCCATATAGGAAGTGAGGTCGCTAATAGTAACTAACATAAATCACTCCTATTTTGATGTATTAAAATATTTTTATCGTGTGCGCTTAACTACGCCCACAGGACCTTTTCCTCTACCGAATAGGTTCGCCGCTTTGGCAAATCCACCAGATACTGTTTGGCGGAGTTTTCCAACAGCGCGATTAACAGCACTTCTAATTTTTCCTTGTGGGTCCATTTTGGGCTCCTTTAAAATTTACTCATGTAATAGAAAGTCTACCATGACATGGCCTTGCTAATAATGATTATCTATCAGCATTGGGCGGGCGTTCTATGGAGATTCTACCCTCTTCTACCGTCCCAGAAGGGGCCTCCACGGGAACCCATGCTCGTGAATAAGTATGATTTTTTATATCCCTATGAATGATGAGTGTTCCGTCAAGCATGAGTTCAAGTTCGTGAAATTTCATACAGAACTTTGAAACAAAACCAGTTTCGTCAAGTTTTTTGGTCTTACCTAAAGTCCGAACCACGCGAGATAGTTTTTTTGCAACAATTGAACCACGCCCACGATTAACCTGAACGTGGATAATCATTGCGTCCAATTCGGAACATTCTATGTACGTCACAGGGATTCCTTCAGTGAACATCGCAGCCAAGTGAGGATTTCCTTTAATGAGGCGCACTCTTTGTGTACCATCAATGATTTTATTAGTTTCCTTATGAACAATAATTGGAGACAATAAACCCGTTGTTCCTATCGAATCAGCAAGAACGAGCAAGTCTGGTCTGAGAATGTACGTTGACGTCCAGTCGAATTCTAATAAGTCATTGATATTCACAATGTCAATTTTCATATCATTCATCTTCTTCTTGTTGTAGAGCGGCCAGTCGTACTGAGTGAGCCTTGGTTTTTGGTCCGACAGGAGAAACCGACGAGACTGTTAGTGAGTTGAGTAGCAAATTGCGAACCAGCCAGTTCATGGGATATGAATAGGGGTCGGATGCATGCTTTTTCCTAAATTCTGCAGCGTACGACATCGCTCGCCTCTTAAAATCTTCGCCCCAGATATAGGTTTCAATAAATTCCCTAATCTCTGGCCACCCACCATCTGCGGTTTCTCGGATTAGTTTTTCAATATCAAAATCTGGATACCAGCGTCGCTGTGCGTCGATTTCCGGCCAACACTGCCAGAGCCCATCGTAGAATTCTGGTTCCGTCGCAACAACATCACCAATCCGACGAATTGCCACAGCGTGCAATGGAATGCCGACTCGCTTGTTTGAATTGGTCAATGTGGCGAGGTCGTAATATTCGCAATATTCTGCGCCATGTTCTTCTGAAAGAAACTTGAAAACATCATCAACTTGCCAGTCGTAAATAATCTTTGCAAACTTCATCGGCAAACCCTTTTTAGACTTGTAGGGGGTAACGATGTAACTTTCATGCAATTTCTGAACAACCGAGCGATATCTGACCATCGACTCGGCAGCACGTACTCCAGTAATGAAGGCTATGTTGCCAGTCTTTCCCTGAGTCGTGTAATAATCAATATGCTCTGGCAGGGGGCTACGATGGTCTAAGCCGAAGTGGTAAGCCGTAATTGCCCATTCTGGCATTGGGCGATACAGATTGCATAATTGCATTCGATGCTCGTGCCACAATAATTCGACCATTCGCCTACCAAGAGACCAAACCTCTGTCCCCGTAGGCAAACAATTCCCCGTGAGAATATGGTCAGCCAGAACAAACGAATGCGTTTTATCTACAACAGCGCAGTAAACTTCATCGCTTCCATCATCTTCAACGGAAACAACCTTCCATAAACGCTTACGTCGATTAGTAGATTTAGCAGAAGACAGCCACCTATCTTTGTGATGAGGGATAATGAAAAATTCTGAAGTTAAATCTTCGCGAGCAATAGTCATTTGCCAAGACTCAGACTCGGCGTTCCCATAAGTGCCGACCACGGCTTTATTTATGCCATGAGTGAAAATTCCTAGATTCGTACATACTGTCCGGAAAAACTCTAAGTTTTTCTTTTTGGATGATGCGATTGTTACTTTTCCTTCTTTGGATACACACCCATCAGCGGCAAAATATCCAGAAAGCCACCCATAAAGATAGGATGGGGACTCATCGAGTGATGGATAGTCTTTAAAAAAGAAAGGAAGACCAATAGCGCGTGGCTGCTGAATTTCATCCTTGCGCGCTCCTGCGCTCGTAGATGTTATGTGACCATCAAAATATTGTTTCATGACAGTATCTTTGTCACCATGAAAAGTTACTTGGCATCCATTCGAAGACTTATTGCCGTCACCAAATACAAATCCATGAGCAATGCCGAAAGGACTAGGTAATTTGACGTGTCTAAATTTCCAAGCACCAACCAAGCAGTCACCTGGCCTTAGGTCTTGAGTTAATCGTTCAATTTTTTCTTCTTTTTGTTTCCCAAGTTCCGTCCATCTATTCCGCACGAACCAGCGGTGGTCGGGCGTCGCTCTGATTGTCTTGGTGACGCCATTGCGCATTAATGTGACCTTCTGAACATTACGATGACCAAAGTGGCGAATTGGGGCAGTAACCCACACACCCTTATTGGTCATTAGTTCGTGTTCTTCACCTGCTAGGTCCCTAATCGGAAATGTTCCGCGTCGTGTAATAACTTCAGTATCACCATCGACGCAATACCACTCCATATCTACCCAGTCGTAATCCCTTACTTTCATGACATAGTCAAGTAGTACAGGGCTGACCATTTCTTCGTCACGGAAAATTACTTTGACTGGACCAAGTCCGCGTTCTTCGTGGATTTCTTTGGCTAAATAAAGAACGGCGCTAGAATCTTTACCGCCAGAAAATTGAACACAGACAGTATCGAAGGTGTCGTAAACGTGGCGGATACGCTGCCGTGCAGCCTCTACGCACGAAATATCCAGAAACATGCGTTGCCGAGTCATGATTTAATCCTATTGCCCCTGTTGCTCTTCATTTAAGTCGACAATAGCAGTAATGTGACGCATGGACCATCCATCGTTGAGAAATTCACTGCTTAGGGTCTTGACGAGACCCGATTTATTAATCATCAGATAGCCATGTTTGCCAGTTTTCTCACATGTCATTGAACATATTTTTTCGTGTTTACGAACAACGGCATTCATGCTTTCCACGTTGTGTGGGTTGGAGGGGTTGTAGTAATAACGCAAACCACCAAATTTTTCTTTTATTTGAAAAATGGTATATCCGGGGTCAAGTAACGAAAGTTCCTTATCGCACATAGATATGATTCTCCACCAACCCTCATCACATGAAATATGAGTCCCATATTCTGGGTTAATGCGCAACAATACTGGTTGCAGATAATCTGGATAATCCATATTAATCCTTTTTACGAAGGTCCAACTTGAAGGTTAGCACTCCATCTTCAAGTGTTGCTTCGCAGTCGCCTATCATCGCAAAATCCTGAAAATCCACCTTTGCCTGATTGACAAAAAGGGCACGTTCCGGTCCAGCCACTGGTGGTAATGGGCGTTTTTTCACAGCCTCTGCTCGCTCGCGAAAACGGGCTAAAATTTCATTTGGGTCCAGCATCATATTCTTCTTTTGTAGCACGTAGTACAAGCGTTTCTTTATCGCGTGAAATTGGGTCTCCTGCAGGCCACTCCTCTTCCATGGGTATTTCCAATGTATACCAGGTGCGATTTTCCATTTCCGTAATTTTGTATTTACGTCTTCTTTCTACCGTTGATTTAAGACGAATCTTGTCAATATCTTCATTATGAGACATTATCAATCATTTCATATAGGGCCTCAAATGCCATCTGATTGGATGAGCAAAAAACGCTATCTGATAATTTTATAATGTAATCACCCAAGTGTGCCTTCATCTCCATATCGACTCCCTTGAGTAAGATAATCAAATCTGGCCTACTTTCATCACCATTGCGTGGGACGACAGTTAGTAAACCACCGCACCAGTCGGCCACCTCACGTTGATTTAATGGCATAAAACGCATAGCCTCAACATCGAGGCCGATTCGACGGTACCTTTGGACAGTTAGCATATTAGGCGTTGTTCTTCTTTAGAATTTCCAAAACTTCCGCCAGAAGAACTTTGATTTCCTTCAATGTTTCGTGTGATTCACGAGCAGGCCCCCCAGCAAGGTAGGCATTGCGTTGTGCTTCCATGCGTGCATTTTCCTTAATTGCTGATGCATTGCGTTCCATGACTATTCCTCCACTGTTGTTTTTTTATGACTGGCTGGCTTCCTGAACTCCATCATTAACTCTTCAAGAATTTTCTGACTGACATGCTCAGGAGTATTGCCCTTAATGGCAGACATTAGTTTTTCACTAAACAATATTTCTTTTTTGAGTTGTTCGGTAAGGAAATAAACGTCATTTCTCAATGCAAAAACATCGTTAGAAAGGGCCTCGTACTCTCTACGTAAACCACTGAGGACGTATTCGGCATCACTGCTCATTTAGAACTCCTACATCGTTAAAATTTGTTGAGACATGGCCATTGACTCCCACATCGTAGACTGTTTCAATCCAGACCTGAGCACCACAAGATAATGGAGTGCTCGGCTGATAAACAACACGAGCAACAACATTTCCGAGACCATCACAAATCTCAACTTCATCACAATACGCCGCTTTAGCACTACGCGTTTTTCTTACGCTTAGCGGCGGCTGTTCTGCTTGATGTTTTTTATTTGAACGAATCGTATTGCTATTTACGTGAACTATTGCCATTTTGTGAGACTACTTGATTGGGCAGGCACCAGTAGCGCAATCATCCAATTCAACCAAACCATCAAATGCTGGACGATGTAGGGGAACGGAGAAATCAATCCTGCTCAGCGACTTCTCATAGGCCTCTTTGGTGCATTCTTCATATGGTGGCAATGGGAAGTTGTGGTCCGTATGAAGAAGGAATGAAACCGACTTCACAGAATTGTCGTAATTCTTTGAGAGCCACTCTTTGATTTCCGAAAGTTCTTCCTTGCGATAATACACGGTCACCGAAACAGCATTGTCTGCCCATTCGGTCTGCATTTTCTTGACCCACTCAAGTTGAGCCACCGCAGTCATGCTGCTTGCCAGCACAGAGCCCTCAGGGGACTCACAGGGGAATTCAACAACAAAGCGAGTGTGGTCTTCACGACCATCGATTCCAACGTCGTAGCAGACCTTGTAGCCGCGCTTGCGGCAAGCCTCAACCAATGGGTCAGATGAACCAAAGCGGACGCGACGAATATAATACGGCGCGAATGCTGGGTGAATCCCTGGCGTGACGCCAGGAAGCAATGAAAGCGTCCCTGAGGGCTGTACGGTTGTCAGACGAACCGAGACGGGCAATCCATTCTCTTTTGAATACTGAGCGTCAAGCGCCTCTAGGTAGTCGTATGCATCGGCCAACCACGAAATTTTATCCTCTGAGCACTGAAGGATTCCCGTAATAGACTGGCCTAGACGAGCATTCTTTTGGACAATTTTGGTCGTCTTCTCGTATGGGTAGTTCATGCGAGTAATTTGCTTTTGAGTTTTGTATAGCAAATATGAGATGTCCTTAAATTGTTCTGAAGAAGCAATATTTGGGAGGAAAATCGTTGAGAGGTTGCATGATTCACCATCACCTAGTGCAATTTCAGCACAAGGATTAAATCCTTCAATGGTCGGGTCAGCCTTGAGTTGTCCTACGCGACCGAACTTGCGGGCAAGTTTGCGATTAACTAGGCCATAGGGCTCTCCGGTGCCGTCATAACCCTTCCATAGTTCTGCAGCAATCTCGTCATAGCCATCTGCGTAGATGCTGTTATTACTGTTTGCTCGCCATGCGGGAACATTTCCGGAACCCCAGTTCTTTGCACGGAGAAACAGCACGTCATCAGGGTCACCGATGGCGATTTGCGCCGAACGACGCGACGAACCCGACACAACGATACGACCAATGATGTTGCAAATGTCCAAAACGTCAATGGAGCGAAGTTTCTTGCCAACACGATTTTCAAGGACTTTACAAATGTCCGAGATGCCATCAATGAGAGCACCAGGGCCCGATGCAGTCCCACCGAACTTCTTCAGTGGGGCGCCGTATTCGCGAACAAGAATCGTCGAATACGTAAATGAACGACCTGTTTCAAAATATGACTTCAGCACTGAATGAAGTAGGCGACGCCATCCTTGACGACTATCGGGAACGATAATGTCTGCATCATTAGTACGTTCGTGACTAATCGTGATTCCGCCCTTAACTTTGGGCAAATCATGAATCTTTGAGCGTTCAACAGAGAAGCCGACTCCGCCACCAAGCATGAGGTAATCGAAAAGAAGTTCAAAGTCTTCAATCTTCTCGATGTTGGTGAAGTAACAGTTATTGAGACTCGTGCCTGAGAATTCTTTTGTCAAGGTTGTCCCAAGTTGCCACAATGAGCGACCCGCAAATGAACAACGAAGGTTGAACATGTGGTCAAAAAGACGTTCTGCTTCTTCCTGAGTATATGGAACGCCAATATCAATAGCGCCGTTAATGACTCGTTGAAGTGTTTCTACCCAAGTTTCCGTATCTCCATTATCTTTTTTGCGACTATAAGTACGCAGAAAAACGATTTCCCCCATTCCGTTAAATCCCCATGGTGGTGTTTGCTCTGAGTAATTACGTACAAATTCATCGGAAATCCGGGTCATAGCCATATCTTTCTAGTTGGTTGAGGCAGGTGGAAAGAAGATTGTAGACGACGCGAAAATAAAGAAAGTGTCTACAGTAGACCTAATCTTTTTGCTTCGTCTTGCGAAATATTTTCGCCCTTCTTGTATACCAGAACTCGCGCCTTCGTGTATGGCGTTATCGGCTTTTCTTCCCAAATATCTTCTTCAACGAACACAGTTATCCCGCCTCCGCCAGATGAAGATGCATCAAATCCAATAATATGCTTAGGCGGTGTGCCGTCGGTACAATCGCCGGTTGGATGACCGCACACAGGACAAGCCTGTCGGTCGGCTCTTGAAATTCTAATACCGTCAATACCCGAGTTGCTAATTCCATGATATTCAGAAAAATAAAGGTCCATTGACCAATCGTACCAGAGTGCCCCTGGCGGGATTTGAACCCGCGTGTCACCCCTACGGTTTCTACGCTTTATAAGAGCGGGCCGATACAGGGGCCTGTTCTTAAAATTCTTCTACATTAAATCCATCCAGATGCATGGCATGAATCATTGCATCCATCTCCTCGTCGGAGTATTCGTTCATTGGGGCGAGACTCAGGGCCTCCCTTAACATTTTAGGAACTGGGGCAGTCCTCATGATTTCGTCAAGATTTCTCGTATATCCAGTAGTTTCGCCCCATTCAATGGAGCGCCCTATCTCGTAAGAGTAAGGGACGGTGGCGATTGTGGTCTGAGTCTCCCCTGTAACTTCATTAATTTCGCAATGCGTCACGGTAATACACTCCTTGACTATATTTTTGCCATCTGCAAATGCTTTACGTAAATCTGCGCCGTTGAGACGTGTCTTGTCAAATGTTTCAAAACCTTCGGCCACTAGCGATATCGCGTCCACCGCCCACGCCACCCTAATGGCATTGCACATTGCCTGGCATCGAGGGATTCTCTCAAGAACCGGCACGCGCATGTATTCGTTGCGCAACTGAGCAACCATGGATAGTCGACCTTCGCGCCATCCAAAAAAATTGAATGCCAAATCCTCCCCTAATCCATATTCTTCAACCATTAAATCTTTTGCCACTTGGGCACTTGTAATGGTAAGAGCAATTTTGCTCATGTCATCAGGGTATTCTTCCATCTCGCAAAACTAATCGATGCAATAGTTCCGCCGTTGCAACTACGGCGTTGCTATCATTCCAAATATGAGCAACAAAAACACCCCCAACAAAAAGACATCAACCACAAAGGTTGCTGCCAAAAAGAAGACTACCCAGAAGAAGGTTGCACAAAAGAAGGCAGCCCCCGTGAAGTCCGTAGCCAAAAAGGCTGCAGCAGCACAGGCAAATTCTTCATCGGCGGCCCCAGTGAAGAAGAAGGCTGGCCGACCACCGAAGTCTATAGTGCCAAAGGCTGCCTCTACTCTTGTAGTGCCAACCGGCGTCGAACTCCCGTCGGCAACCTCAACCACCGCTGCGACTGGTTCAGTTGCAGATTCGGTAGTGATGAGCCTGTCGTGGCAAAAGGCGGCTGCCAAGCCAACTAAATCGCAACGATTCAAGAACTTCTTCCGTCTATCGGGCCGCAAGAACAAATCCTGAAGAAAAAGCAAACCAACTAGTGAATGGCTAATTTGGGCTATCATTTAGTCCAGGAGGTATGCTTTATGAAGAAGAAAATTGATGCCATTAGTGAGGCTGCAGCAATCATAGGTGCCGACCCCTCAACATTAAATGAGGAACAAGCGCAGAAAATACTGCGCTCAATGGTTATGTCAAACGAAAGTATACGTATTCGTAAGGCAAAGAACAATATTGGGAAAATCAAGGACAAGGGCAATGAGTGAGTTAGTTTCGCGCGTACACAAGTTAAGTGATGAAATTATTTACCTCAAAGAGCGAGTTCTTGAAGAGCAACGCAAATATGTGGACGAAGTGGACCACTCCGACCAACTTGCTCATTTCTTGACCATACTGCACGACGGCAAAAAATGTATTTCATTTTGTTCTTTTTGCGACATTATTCGAACTCACGAAACAAGACGCATGGCGGACGCCGTTGACTCATCTGCGCCAAACTCAACATCAACACAAATAGTCGTCAACCCGTAGGAAGCGATGCATCTCAGTACGCTAGAGGACTATATTGCCGAATTGGCCAATCATTCCCTAGAAGGAACAAGCGAATTCCAGTCTAACGACGAGATAGTTCGGCGATTAATGGACATTCTTATTGTTGAAGAGTCACGAATTCCTGATTTCATCATAAATGGCGACCACTTTTATGATTATGATACGGAATCGGATAATGAAGATTTCTTTGTCCCAGCAATAAAAGAAGATTTTTTGCAAATGGAGAAAATTATGAAAAAAATAATTTGGGTGATGATGACTACTTTTGTCGGCATTGCATGTTTTCTCTATGGTTTTTTTAGCGCGCCACAGAAGGTTATTAAAAAATGATTGCTAATACAGAACCAGAACCACTAATTGTTCTTGCTTTGGGACAAAAAAAGCCACAGCCAGTAATCAGTTGCTCCTACCAAGGAATTGAATTCACACATAACGGTGGCAGGTGGGGCGCAAGGCGTGAGTATGACACCGAGACAATCTCATTGTTTACTATCAAAGAGTACGAAGGAAGCAACACTCGCACCCACTCGCTTGTTGCGGTCATTCCATCAGGACATCCGCTATTGGGGAATTTCGACTCTTACTCGGAGTTCTCGGCAATCGTGAAGTATCTAATCGAGCACTATTCTGTAGAAAAGTATATTGAGGCATCGTGAATAACGAAGAATTGTTTGAAGAAAACGAATTCATTGACCTAGACAACCCCAATAACGCCCCAGTTCATTTTGCTATGGAACGCTGGAATATTTGCATGTCGTGCGACAGGCTTTTAAAAGTTACTCGCCAATGCAAAGAGTGTGGATGCTTTATGAAGGTTAAGGTCAGACTCAAGAACTCATCGTGCCCATTGGGCAAATGGGGACAAGCCTAATTCTCAGCACTCTGAGTGTGCATCTATAAAGGAAATCAATTTCCCTGCAGTTGTATCTCCGTCGTATGCTGATTCATTTCTAAGCCACTTGATAAAGTCGTACCAACGGCGCTGCTGCTCTGGTTCATCAAAGACAATGGTGTATTGAACAACCGCCTTGGGAGCATTAGGTACTTGCATCTGATTGGTTACAAGTCCGCTACCACGCACGGCGACGTCGTCGTGTGAGACGTTTGAAGGGGCAACAATCTGTCGCTCACCTTCATCGTCCTCTCTTACTAAAGAAGAAAGAATGTGGGCCCCAATGTCCGCAATAGGTTGAATTACAGGGGTCATATATTCGGAGCGTGATGCTTGTTCTGGCATACGTTCCTGTTCGTACATATTCTCTTCCATGGATGCAATTTCAAAATCGTCCCAACCGAGGCCATCGAGAAGTTCTGAATAATCCTCAACGATTTCACCAAGAAGGTCGGTAATAAGAGCGGAGTCAGAGCGACCAAGTTCAGATGTTCTGTTGTCTGCCAACGCAAACGCAACAGCCCTAGAGTCATCGGCGTCATATTGGATTGCGGCAATATGGGTCCAACCCAATTTCTTAGCCGCCATGACCTGATGGTTCCCAGCAATGATTGTGGAGGTTCCATCGTCATTGGGTCTGACGACAATCGGTCGTAACTGTCCGAACTCTGCATATGAGGCCATAATTGCATTGACATTTCCGGTTCTTGGGTTTCCACTGAGATGTTCCAAGGTCGTTATGTCCACAGCAAAATCTTCTAAGGATTTATCAATTTTATGATTCATTATTATTCTCCATTTCTCATGAACCTAACCACTTTAACTCTAGCAATTTAACGCCATTACGGCCCTACCTGAGCCCTTACGTTTGCATTGAGCGTACGCATTGCATCAATCGACGTACGAAGGGAGAGGAGTTTTTCACGTTTGGCCTTAACTAGGCTTTCAGAAATCTTATAATCAAAATGTTCGTCAGCAAGTTTATATTCTGCCCAAGCCTCACGTTCTTTGATTGAACCTTTTGCAGAGAGATATTCTTTCGCCCAGTTCGATTTATACAATGCTTCTTTTTTTGCAGCGTCACCAGCAAGTTTTTCAAATGCTTCAGTCTCTTCTTCTAGCATGTCGAGGAGGCGGAGCATCTCGTTTTCAATATCAATTTGACTGATTGGTCCATTACGTATTCCCATGAGGAGCGCCCGTTTCCATTATCGGTGACCAATCAACATTCTTCAATGCATCAAGGCTCACTTTTGGCCAATCATAGTGCCCCATACCCAGTGCTGTCCAGCCCATCTCCTCTAGCAACCATGCGTCAACCTCGTCATCGGCACCCTTACCAGACCAAACTATCCCAGTTCGTGCAGAGACAGCAGAAATGACTTCAGTCTTTGCGGCGTTCCCTCGCCCTGTAGCAAACTTTGCTCGACAAGTTGGCGGAACGTCTACGTGAGGGATGCCCAATTCAAACAACATTAGACGAATAACGCCACCCAATTCACCTATTTTGTGCGACTGTGAATTTCTAGCAGCAAAAGCATAACCCTCAACAACAACGCAAGTTACCTGATTTTCTACAATAATTCTATTAACTTCTTTGCGAATATCGTAAAGGCGCTGAGATTCTTTGGTCTTGACGGCAATTGAACCTGTTTTATTATTAATTGCCCATCCTGTTGATGTCAAAGATAAATCAAGTCCCAATATACTCACAGTGAGAGCATAGTGCATATTCTCAATATGAAATGAACGCATAAATAGCAAAAACGGCGGAGGATAATCCTCACGCCGTTCTCACTACTACCTTGTCGGGTTTAGTTCTTGTTTATAAAACTATTGTACATTAATTTTAATAGTCAAAATCTACCCATATACCAATAGTCAAATCTTCTCCTGGAATTTCCGTTCCAACCCTGTCAATATCGACCACGATAATATCGCCTAAGGCAAATTTATTATTAGCCGCCGTTCCCGCAGCCGAAGAATATGCCCCTACCGCTATGGTTGGCCTGTTTGCTTGGGTGGTAAATACTGTCGTATCCGCGATGTTGATGTCGACAATGATTGTTGCACCAGATGCTGGAGTACCCACTGAGGTGTATACGCCAATAATTTTTCCGCTAGCAGGCATTCTTGCCGAGGTGCGTCTTTTTGCTGCGGATAGTTCTCCACCAACACATAGGGTTATTAGTTGTTTGGCCATCATCTTTTTTCTTATTTAATAGTTAAGTGATAAAGCAGAAAGCGGGAGGTCTCCCTCCCGCTTTCATACAAATTACTGAATTATTTACGAATTAGAAGCGGCCAGCGTCAAGTCCGCCAACTGCAAGCGTTGTAGACGCTGCTTCCTTGTATCTGATTGCAAGCGTGTAACCAGAACCGGCGACTGTCGAGCCAACTGAATCACAGTCAAAAGAAAGAACTGCGCCTCTTGGAACGATGACTGGCGAGGTGGTGCAGACGATAGTTCCGCCACTGCTATAGGTACCTGGAGTGCCAACGACGCCAGTAACAGTGACTGTCGTCGAAGTAACTGCAGAAACCTGCTTGTCGGTAAAGTTGTAAGGCACTGCGCTACCTGCTGAAACAGTGACTCCCGAAACAGTAACCTTGTCGCCGACCTTGAAAAGGTGACCAGCGGCAACGGTGTAAACAGCGGTTGGTCCGGCACCATTGACGGCACCGCTGATGGTGCCATTCTTGCGAATGACAGCGGCTGTAGCCGGCACGAATGTCGTGGCGGATACGGAAAGACCAGCGGCAAGGATGCTGGTTCCGTCAGATTCAATGTCGAAAGTCGCAGCGGAGCCAGTGGGGGCGGTGTTTAACTGCAACGTCGCGCTAAGAATTTCTGCGCTGAACGGCATTACGAGTGCAACCTTTTGAGCAGCGGTCAGTGCTGCTGTATCATTAAAAACAAATGCTAGCGTCATTATTTTCTCCTACTTTTAAGGGCCCTTTCTGGGCTATTAAAACTTTACTACAAAATGATTGACCGTTAGCAGAAGTATTGCATTAATCCCAGGAATGTTTTGCTGGGCTAAGTTTGAATGGTGACGAAAGATGATTCATAATTTTCTAGGAGCAAGTAGGATATAATGAAAATAAAAGGATGTTCGCATGCCAGGACCACTCGTAGTCAAGCACTCACACGTAACCTTGTCAAACACGACCGCTGCCGCCGCCCTATTTGATGATGGTGATGATGTGAATTATAGTGTTACTTTTATTGTTCAAAATATTCATGCAACAGCAATAGTGTATATTGGCGGCGCTAGCGTCACATCTTCTAATTATGGCATCAAAATAGCACCTAACGAAAAAATTGATTTTACAGAAATGCCTCGATACCCTGGTATTTATGCCATCAGTGATACTAATGCATCAAAAATATCAGTAATGCGGATGAGTAAGTAATTAAGATTATTTACAAACAGGCACTAAGCCCAAGAATGTTTAGCCAAGCCAAGTTCGAACGCCAAGGCAGGGTGGTTCCCTATCCTCATATGGCACGAGCGGCACACGCACAATAAATTTGATTCATCAATAATTGAACCGCCCTGGGAGCGCCTAACGAGTTCATGTACATCGACGCTACCCATTCTTACGTAGGTCGCCTTTTCGTCATGCTTGGCGAAAACAGGACACGCTTGGCAGTATGGGAATTTTTCAAGCATTCGTACAACGACTTTTCTTCGCTCTACATATTCTGCTTCTTTTTTCTTGCTTCTAAAACGCATAACTGCCTTTCTATAGGGATGATACGTCGATATTATCAAATTCCCACTTGTTTTGAAGCGACGCCCAGAGTGCTTCATCTATCGAAGTTGGCTCCATATCGTTTTCTGTCAACAGTTGACGATGTGCAGAAATTGCACGTTTCAGGAATTCGACTTGTTCCCAGCCAGTTGAGTGCATGATTGAGCCGGTTTCAATCATTTTCGTTATTTCATCAAGTTTTTTATTAACATGAAACTTGAAACGTTCAATTTTTGTTCGCTTGTTCTTATATGAATGCTCTGCCTGCTGGAGTAAATTTCTCTTACTCCCGTAGCGAGACTCAATCTCTGAAAAACGCCGAAAATCAGCAGTCTCGTCTTCGTGCAAATCTTCCAGTTGTTCTTCGAGATTATTAATTAACACAAGCAGGCACTTCTGCCACTTCTGCCAATTTTCTTTTTCCATAAGGATGCTTTTTTGCGATGACGATAATTTGTTTTTCACATCCTCCGCAACCATATAGGCAAACATGTCGTCACTAATCATTCTGTTCATTTCTTCCATCCTGGACATATCGTCTTGTAAGCACACCAGTCACATAGGCGCGTTTTATTGTATTTAAATTCACCAGTTCTACATGCCTCTTCTACCATTTCATGGCTTTCGGATACATATTGAATGATTCCCTCATTGCTTTCTTCGGTTAATTGATAGGTGAAATTGACCCCATCCTTAAGATACAACAACTGAAGTTCGGTGATATTTGGGACTTCTTTTGATAATAGTGCAGCATAAATTCTTAATTGAATGAATTTATCTTCAACATAGTTTTTGCTAGGTTTTTTGCCAGTCTTGTAGTCGGAAATTCTAACTTTTCCATCCTCTATGCCCTCGTAGCGGTCGATAAAACCTTTAACTGTGGCTTTCCCCAGAGGACCATTGAGTTCACTTTCTATCCCTTGAGGAAACACTTCTTTTGGATTTTCGACTTTCCATAAATTCTCAAGACACCACCATGCGCTCCAACGGAATTTAAGCATTTCGTCGGCGCGAACATAGCCACGAATTCTATTTTCCCAATCCGAACGATGCCATACCGTTGACGCAAGCGATTTTACGGATGTAATTGTTCTTTCTTCATTGGGTAGCACATAGAAGTCCTCTAATATTTCATGAACAAAGTTGCCCAGCAGGGTGGCCGACGATGGCTGGTCGGGGATTTTGTCAATCTTGTTGAACTTGAACTTCAATGGGCACTGCCTGAAGGTACTCATTGAAGATGGCGACAAATATGGTGGCATTGCATAAACAAAGCCAGTGGGGATTTCCTTTTCCTCACTCACCCTTATCGTGCATGAGTTCTGAGCCAGGGAAAAGAATCTTCGTGGACTGCTCAATGAGCGCCATGACTCCATGAATAGTTACTGTTTCTCGCGTTGGCTTCGGCTGTCCATTGGCGAACTCGCCCCAGAATCGGGAAAGTTCCTCCTTTTGCGTAGAGTCAAACTGCTTGCTCAATTCAATGAACTTCGACCAAAGTGCGGAGATTTTGGGGTCTACTTCAATAACCGGATTACTTACGGCATGGTCACGCTCGATTTCAAGACTAAGCGCCTCGTCGGAACGAGCAAGATATAGAGCCACGCCAAGTTGCTGGGCGGCCTTTTTTAGCGCATCAGAAACAGCGCCCTTGAATTCATCACCAAGGTCAACAATGTCGCCTTGTTTTGTGCGCTTAATTTTCTGACCGCCGAAACCGTCTTTTTGGACCATTCTGAAGTTGTCATCCATATGGATATTTAATCGAACATGAGCCACGATGAAATCTGGGTCAAGGGCATCCCTTTCGCATCTAATAATTTCGGATGACCACCCGTGTATCCCGAAAATCCTATTCAAACGTGCAATTACTTCGCTGACAGGAATGTAAACAAGAGTCGTACCACCCTTACGAAGTTCGCGCTCCATCTCTGGGGGAAAGGGTTCGCTGAGTTCGGCCTGAATGCGCTCGTTCTCAATTTTTAATTCCCGTGCAAACTTTGCTTGGCGCTCGTCAGTCTTGCGCCAATGCTCCTCTTCCCAATTATCGTCACGTGAAGCAATATCATGAGCAATATTCATTTTCTTTATCCCCTTATCGTTAATTATGTTGTCGGTTTCCGACTGTTCTGATTGTTGTTTTTTGGCAGACGCCACTACAGTTTTTCTTTACTAATAACAACGCTGATTTTTCCTTCAGATTTTTGGCAATAATCATCAGCACTAATACCAATTTTATTTAATTCCCCAACTCGCCAATAAGAGGGGGCCGCATATTCCAGCATCTTCTGCATCATTTCCAGGGGAGACGCTAACACTTCTCCCGTATCAATGTCAATAGATGATTGATAAACGCGATTGGAAACTTCTGCAGCAAGACCCTTGTGGTCCCATGACTTCCTGTCACTACCAATTCTTCTTTCGGCAAGGAAGCCGTCGGGAAGGGACACAAACGATTCGTTCATACGGTCCGCCACCAATGTCTCTGTGTGTTCATTCAACATTGCAATATCCTTTTTCAAGGAATTAATTGCTGAATAGATTAAACAAGACTCTGTGATGTCTGCGCCATCCGATGTTATTGCATCGACGATATCGGCACTCGCTTCTCCAATAAGTCGGCGGATTTCCTCAATTAACTCAACTGGAGTAGCCATAGTACCTTCCTGGTTGCAACTTCCTAGACGATGATACCTATGCGCTTGCGCTGTGGCAACCCCAAGCCCGTCAAATGTGTAAAACCTCCAACCACGGAGTCAACCTGGTCGTCGTGGTCGCAGGCTTCCGGGAAAGATGAAAGTTCATCCATCCAATCCGTAAGCCAAGTTGCCCGCACGCACCGGACGTTGCCATTCGCCACTGCTGCGGCAAACGGCATTGCTCGTGTCGTTTTATCACCAGTTGAACGAATTCCCATGAAATCGTAACCACTCAGTACGTATCGGGCATATTGGTCGACTAAAGCCTTACCTGATGAGCCTGGCTCCTGCTCCATGCGTATTGCTACAGCGTGACCATCTTCGTATGCCGTTTGAGCAATCAACTGCTCAACTTTCTCCCCACGCACTCGCGCTTTCTTTACGTCAAGCACGTAGGTTATGCCTTGGTCAAACAAAACCAAGGTGCCGACTGTCCAGTCTGGATTGGGGTTGCTGTGTGAAGGCTCTGTGGCAGCAAGGTCCCAGAATCGTACAGCCCTGGCGGACGTGGTAATTTTTGGCATATCCTCGTTGTCGATAATTACTATATTTTCACGGTCAAACATCGACCCAAGTGTGGTTGCCCACCAGTCACCATCTTCTAGGCGCTTTCGTTCCACTGGGTCCAATGCTTGAAGTGCGGCGCGATAGGAGTCAGCGTCAATTCCGGGGTTGTCGGTCAGTTTTGATGGGACGAATATTCTACCCTTGTCATGCCCTTCAACGATAAAACGTTGCCGAACCCAGTTAGGCGCAGGGTTGCATGCTGAACGCATTCTCAATGGGACTTGGGATAGTGGTCCAGATACTGGTCGACGGAGACGAGAGAACATGTATCGATAATCATTTTCTCGTATTTCCGTAACTTCGTCCATCCCAATAAATTGGAATTCGGCACCTTTGTAGCGCAGGTAGTCTTGTTGATTGTTGAGATAACCAAAAGAAATTCTAGCGCCCGACGGGAATACTGCCGTATAGTTATTCGCGTTCCAGCGAACGTCATCATATGGGGCCATCCAGTTAATAAACCGGTCCATGATGGCTCCAGGGAGAGCAAGGTCGGCATACGTACGGCGGAAAATGATTGCTGAATAATTAGGTATATCTACATACTGAAGAGCGGACATAAGGAGTGCGGACGACTTGCCCCCGCCTGCTGCTCCGCCAAATAGGGCTTCTAGTGAGTAGGTGCGCAGGAAAACCTTTTGAGTCATTGATGCTTCTTCTGGGCAGAAAGGCGGCAGTTTTGGCTGCAAAAAAGCAAGTACACTATTCCAATCTGTCATGTTCTACCTCTGAGGCTAATTTTTGTATTAGATTGCCGTTACAAGAAACCGACAACAATGGACGAGAAACACATTAACACATGAAAAATATTCTACGCCGCCTGCTCGGCCCATGGGACCCAGCATCACTACTAGGTCGTTTATTCATGCGTTCCACAGCCGCCAATGTAATGATGGTATTGTTTATATTATTGACTAGCGTTGGAACAGTATTAATCTCGCCTCCCGTGGGCCTCATTGTAGCGGGTGTAACTTGTGGAATCTACGGCTATTTGTTGGGCTCTGAATAATTATGGCATGGAATAAGACAGAAACAAAATCACTCATCCCTGGTCCGACTAGGGCCATTCTTGGGCCTGGTGCTCCGATTGCACAAAACCCATCCTTTGAAGGCAAGGGATACCGTGACCCGTGGGACATTGAACGTGCCTACAAAGAGGGAATGCAGAAAGTTACTTGGGTTTCCCGTTGCATTGACGCAATTGCCGGGAATCAGGCACGCCTTCCAATTATTCTTCGTAAGAACAACTCTCCTGATGGCCAGATTGTAAGCAAGGGCAGGAGCGGGAAGTCAACAATATTAGACCTCTTAAATACCAAGTCCAATATTGGTGAAAATTCATACATTTTTAGGTACAGAATGTCATCTCAGATTTTGCTGGGAACTCGTGGTGCCTTTATTGAAAAAGTGCGTGGGCGAGATGGTGGGATTATTGGACTAAACCTGCTCCCGCCGCAGCATACAAGCCCTATTCCCGACCCTAAAACTTTTGTTTCTGGATACGAAGTCCTTATGCCGAATGGCGACAAGGTAATCATGAAACCTCAGGACGTATGCTGGATTCGTAGGCCACACCCAATTGACCCGTATCTTTCCTTGACTCCAATGGAATCTGCTGGTGTTGCCATTGAAATTGAAAACTTAGCCAAACTATATAACCGCAACTTCCTTCTCAATGACGGTAGACCCGGTGGGCTTCTTGTTCTTCGTGGAGAGATTGACGATGATGATAAAGAAGAATTGAGAAGTCGATTCAGAGGAAATATTGGACGAGTTGGCTCAACTACGGTAGTTAGTGCGGATGATGGCGTTGATTTCGTGGATACCTCATCAAGCCCAAGAGATGCCGCCTATATCCAAATGCGTCAAATTACAAAAGAGGAAATTCTTGCCTCTTTCGGAGTCCCCGAATCAGTCATTGGCAACGCCTCTGGCAGAACTTTCAGCAATGCGAGTGAAGAAATCCGTGTTTTCTGGAATGAAACGATGGGGCCACACTTGGAAATTCTTGCCAGAGCACTCGACGAACTAGACGATGACCATTACGTCGATTTTGACACTTCGTCTGTCCCTGTTTTGATTATGGCCAAACAAGAGGTTGAGCGTTATAGCCTAGAAGAATTCAGAAGCGGAATGATAAGTCTAAACGAATATAGGACTGTGACTGGCAGGGAAAAAGTTGAGTCAGAACTGGCCGACAGCCTCCTAATGAACCCCAACCTGACCCCAATCGGCAATACGGAAAAGCCCATGGCCCCACCACAGCAGGGTATGCCCATGCCGGGGGCACAGCCAGGAATGCCGCCGGGAATGCCGGGAATGCCACCAGAAGCAGCAGGAATGCCCCCAGGGGCGCCAGATGCAAATACGATGAGCGGTGCACTTGCCATGGAGCAAGCCGGGGGAATGGCCACTCCAGGAGGCGCTCCTGCGATACCCCCAGAGATGACTGGAGGCCCTGCGGCTGCCGGTCCGGGAGCGTTCGGTCAAATGTCCATGAATCCTGCGGAAATGCAGTTCAAAGAAGACATTAGTGAAGTTTCGCTCAATCGCTGGACCGAGATATTAGATAGAAGTCTCGAACGAGTTATGGAGCGTAGTCAGCGTGTTGTTTTAGAAAAATTGAGTGGTCAAAAATCAAAGAAATCCCTAGCCCAGGGTGTTCTTGACATAAATTCAATTCTTCAAACCGATGTTTGGACCAGACAGATGGACGAGGACATTCGACCCGTTCTGTCTGCCATTATAAAAGACTCAAAAATCAATCATGCGGAGAAGTGGGCAATGTATACGCCCCCCACAAACGAAGAAACTGCCGTAAACATAGATGCTCAAATGGGAAGAATAAAATCCCTTTATGATTCCTGCGTAGCAACACTTTCAGAATCTATATTCAACTCTTACGGGATAAGTAGTGATGATGAGCGGTATACCGCTTTACGGACGTCTGTTAATACCGTCTTTACGGACATGTTAGCCAACCAGCGTCCACGCATTGCTTCCTCAGAGGCAAAACGCGCATGGGAATTCTGCCGCCCATAAATAGTATACTGAAACTCAATACACTAATTTCAGTAAACTAGACATATTTCCAACATAGTTATCATTAGTTGCAGAATACTCACACCTACTGAAACTATCATTGTCAATAGACGCTAGGAGAGATATGTCGCAAAATACCACGTCAGATATCAATTTCAAGGCACTTAATGGGCAGTTCAATATTGATGAGGCCCAAGGAATCGTCGAATGTTTTGTTGCTGCTATTGGCAACAAGGACAGCGTAGGCGACGTAATTGTCTCGGGGGCGTTTAATGAAAGTCTCAAGCGTCGCAAGCCTCGCGTAGTTTGGGGACACAGTTGGAATGACCCCATCGGTAAGGTCATCGAGATTTACGAAGTACCCGCAAACGACCCGCGACTGCCAGCAAAGATGAAGCAGGCCGGAGTTGGTGGAGTTTATGCACGCGTTCAGTTTAATCTCGCAACTGAAAAAGGAAGAGAAGCATTCTCTAGCGTTGCATTCTTTGGTCCAGAACAAGAATGGTCAATTGGCTACAAGACACTCAATGCCACTTTCGACCCAAATGTACAGGCTAACATTTTAAGAGAAGTCGAACTTTATGAAGTAAGTCCTGTTCTCCATGGTGCCAATCAGTTGACCGCCACCATCTCCGTAAAGAGCGAAGAGGGTGAAAAGTGTGGCGTTCCAATGGGTATGCCAAATTCCCCTCATATGTACGGTGGTACCCCTGCCCCCTCTGCAATACCACGGATTGTCTCCGTTGATGCCAACAGGCTTTCTCCAATACGAGTCATTAGTGGAGTTGCCCAGCAGGCCCGACCCGACCATAGCAATAATTCACGTGAAGATATTTTTGGTGAAGGAGAGGCGAGAACACTTTCGGATGAAGCACGGAATATGCTTGCCATGGAATTAATGACGCGTTCCCGTGCGAATCTTGATGTTGTTTATGCAACAGAAAATTCCGTAGTATTCAACCGCGAGGTTGGGCAAGGAAACCACATTACATACCGTCTTTCGTATTACAGAGACCCGGATAGTGGCGAATATATGTTTGGCAAGCCCGAAAAAATGGGCAGTCATAGCGATGACAGTAGAATTGCCTCGCCAACCGTAGTCCCATCACAGATGCCTTCGATGCCAATGATGGTCAAACCACAGGCCGTCAATCCGTACTCGATGAGCGGAATGCCTTCTGCTGTTCCCCAGATGGGTAATTATGGAATGGAAAAGTCACTTGATTTTGGCGCAGATACAGCGGCAGATTTTGTTCTTTCAGGAATTCAAAACGGCTCTATTTCTTCGTCTACCGGAAATGAAAAAATTGACGCAGTTATTGACATTCTCAAGGGAATGACCGGGAAGTCGGATAATCAGCAGGTATTTACCATTGCGTGTGAACCACATGAGGCTTTCTATATTAAGTCAGCAATCGACCCGGTTCTCGAATACCACCGCCTTGATGTAGAAATCGACGAATACGGTATTCATGTCGTCAATGGGCTATCCACTGAATCAATTAGCGCATTAACCAAGGCCGCAGAATCTATCGAAACTATCACCACTAAGGCTGGTGGTTCAAAAAAATACAAGCGCCCTTAGTTTTCGGCCTTGGGTTAAGTCTCGAATCTAAGGGCCTAGGGCCAAAAATTGGAACACGACTTAGTGGTGGGCTTCGTGCAGCACCGCCAGGAATGTCATTTGTTGACATAACAGGAACCGTTGACGCAGATACAGACGGAATAGTGTTTGAAGGCAAGCCCGGTCTTGAACGACCCATAATCCCTAGATTCCTTGTACCTAAGAATCTTGCTCGCAAAATTTCTTCACTCACCGAAGGCGACGCCCTAGAAATAGAAAAGCAACGACGCAGTGGTGACGGCAATATTTCCTTTGACGAAACAAAACTTCGCTCAATTATTGAAAAAATTGGCGGAGACGTCAACTCCTTGAAGCCCGTGGACGATACAGCCGAAACCGGCATGCGTAGTGCGAACGCCTCAGACGGCCCGGATTTCCAAGAACCACCGATTGCCGATGTACCAGAACAGTTTGATGGTTTCTGGACCCCAGACGAAGAACAATTGCGCGACCTAGATAAGCGTTCTGGTCGCAGGACACCTCCTCCTCCTCCTGCCAATATCGGGCAGAAGTATGTAATTTCACGGGATGATGATGGCGTTTATTTTGCGGAGAATATTTCAGCAGAAGATGTTTGGTCGCTTCGTTCCGGTGCATCAAAAGCGCCGAAGCGTCCTTTCTTTGCCCCACGTGGAGGCGGGAATAAGCCAGATAACGGCGAAGGTTATTACTTCTCTACAAACGGAAAACGCTATTGGGGCAAGTATGGCGCAGCGGGAGCGTTGGTCCGTCGTAAAAATTCAGACGGAGAATACGAATATTTTCTAGCGAGACGCGCTGATGGTATGTCGGTCGGTGGTGGCAAGTGGTCATTCCCTGGTGGGGCACACAAAGATAAAGAAAATTCAAAACTTCCAGGTGCTACTGCGATTGAAGAATTTGGCGAAGAGGTTGGTGGAGATATCTCTACACTCAAACCAATTCACACCTACACAGACCAGGTTGCCCCTGACTGGAAATACGACACTTACGTGTTTGAGGTTGGGCCGGATGAACTGAATGACTTACGGTCGATGGACGGCGAAAGCACTGATACGGGTTGGTTTACGGCATCTGACATTATACAAATGGCAGAAGACGACAAACTTCTAGAGTCATTCAAACGTTCAGCAAAAGAAGTATTTGCTCTTTCTGGAGATGAAGTCAAGGGCAATAAAACTACAAGAAAAATTAAAAAAACATTGAAGAAAATTAGTGGCGAAAAAGTTACTTCTTGGCAAGAAAAGATAAAAAAATACGAACCAATTGAACCAGAAGATTATTTTGATATCAATAATGAAATGCAGTCTGATTTTGGTATTTCTATTGGCCAAGTGATGCAGGATGAATACGATGAAGGCGCATCTATTAAGGAGATTGCGGAAAACTGGGGAATTTCAGCCCATGAAGTTGAAAAATTGCTTAGTGAAAATAAAAAGGGCGGAATGTCATCAACTTCCGTCGGACAAATCATGCAGGATGAATACGACGAGGGTGCGTCAATAAAAGAAATTGCAGAAAATTGGGATATAACGACTCAAGAAGTTGAAGATTTTATGAGTCGACCACCTTCTGTCGGGATGTCATCTGCCAAAACGAATAGAGATTCACGAGGGCGCGACGCAACGCCAGCAAAAAAGAAAAAATTAGACTCCGTTATAGATTTTGTTATAGACAAAATTAGTCCAGTCACAGTAATCCAAGCATATATAGATTTTTCTGATAGACGACAGGAAAAAAAGAATCCAAGCCTTACGGCTGAACGTCTTGCAAGAGAAGAAAAAATGAAGTCAGGAGTCGATAAAGCAGGCAAATCAGGCATATCTATTGCTACAAAAATGGCATTACCAGAGTACAAGACGCTTATGGAGAAAGTTTCCCTAAATGGGGAGACTGTTCTGGCAAGTACATCAGCAAGAACTGCCGAAGTTCAAAAACTTATCGACAATTTGGCATCAAAAGTTGATGGTGATTTGGATGGAATGGATTTCTCCAAAGGAAACTTCTCTGGCATTGATTTTAAAAATTACTCATTACGTAACGCAAGTTTCTTTGGCTCCACTCTTGATAAATCTAATTTTTCTGGATGCATTATTGACAGCGCCACTTTTGAAGATGCTTCTTTAATTGATGCAAATTTAAGCAAGATAAGTCAAGCATGGCGCATCGATTTCTCGGGAGCGAATCTAACAAATGCAGATTTAACCAAACTCAATATGCACTCCGCTCTATTGAACGAAACAAACCTTGAAGGGGCAAAACTTGATGGAGTAAATCTAATCATGGCTGACATTAGGGATATGGATTTCTCTAACGCTCGAAGCATGAGGGGTGTCTTGCTAGAAGAAGTACAGGGAGAAGGTGCAAACTTTGGTGGTCTCGATATGACCAACTCATCCTTTGTCTCCGCAAACTTGACAAACACTAATTTTAGTAATGCAAATTTAACTCGTTCAGATTTAAGAAACGCAAAACTGGATAAGGCTGATTTTAGTGGCGCAAACATGGAGGGTATTGAACTAGAAAAACCAGGTTTATCTCCATCCAGCATGAAAGAAACAAAATTTGACAATATGCCGACCAAGGGCGAAGAGGGCACCCCTTCGGGTATGAGTTCCCTTACGCGTCCCTATCGTGATACCAGTGATGAAGAGTTAAAGGCCCTGTACGAAAAATATTTACGTTACCTAGGCGGCCCTGGGGACAAGGGTGACAGCGATTTTACATACATGCGACGGTCAAAAGAATATGACAAAATTAAGAAAGAAATTGCTCGGCGTGAGAAAGATGGCAAAAAACCAAGCAAGGGAATGAGTTCTGAAACAAAGTTGCCAGGAAATAAAGAAATGCCAGGATTACCAGATGATGAATTAACATCAAAACTTGATGACAATGTAAATTCGCTCAATGAACTGGAAACTCTTCTTGACGATGGAGAAATTGACCTCGCCGAGTACAGAAAGCGTCAAATCCCATTACGTAAAGAAGCGGCAGAATTGGGCGCAGAGAAAAAACGTCGGTCTGGTGAAAAGCCAAAAACTGGTGAAACTGGCACTCTAAAAAGAGAAAAAGTCATAGACCGTGGCGATGGGATGATTAAGCGCGACGAACGCGGAAATCCATCTGAATGGAATGGGCAGAAATTCTTAGACGGAGAAGCAGGAAAACGCAGACAGGCGATTCTTGAACTTGGCTTCACCGAGCAAGAAGCAGACACTCTTCTTGGCCAGCGACCAAGTCCGCAAAAATCCGGCATGGGAAGTCGCAGCAGCGCCAAGACTAAGCCTACATTTTCACTCACTCCATTGAACTTGTTCATCAAGCGCGAGACAACGCGAACAAAAGGACCGGTCCCAGAGTTGAGCGGATGGTCAGACAGAGAATTGGCCGATTCTCTCTCAATGTACGATATTCGCGCACCACGTGCGTGGGACGAAGAACGTGGTTCATTCATTCCTTCATGGTTCCCTTCGAAAGACTCTCTAGTTCGTGAATTTGATAGTCGTGGTTACAACGTATTTCTTGGTACGTCTGGTTCAAGACAATACAACGATTTAATGTTCTCTGTTCTGGCGAAAGATAATGCCATCCCGCAAGAAATGCGCAGGAGAATATGGAAGCCGTCAGGATTGCTTACGAAGGCAGTACGTGATGGTGAAGAAGAAACGGGTCAAGTTTTCCCATTGAAGTCAAGGATGAAGAATTGGGAGTTTGCGGCGCAAGCGGCAGATATGACTGATGTAGAAGTTCGCTCACTAGATGTCGAGTTCGACAATGAACGAGCAAATAAACTCGCCGACGTACGGTCGGGAATAATCTCCAAGGAGCAGTTTAATAAATGGTACGAGGGAGAACTCACGCCGCTTAGACGTGCGCTTTCTGCAGAACTTACACGTCGTTCGTTAAGGAAGGCCGTAGATGGAAAACAGACAATAGAATCTGTTTTTGGTACCGGACTAACACCAAGAGAATATGCATTCCTATCAAAGGACCCATTGTTATTTACTCGGGCAGCGGGAATGATGTCGCGCAATGGTGGTTCAACTATCGACAAGATGGTTAAAAATGGAGAAATTACTCAAGAAGACCTTGAGTTCATACAGCAATACCATGACCTATCTGACAGACTAAGCGTTGATTTGTATGACGAGTTAACGAATTTATTTGGCTCAAATCCGGATGACGTTGATTGGGATTCGCTTGATATCGATACTAAGTCAAAGTCGCGAGATATTCACGCTAAGTGGATGAGAAAATATTCTGCATCATTATCTCAATTGGGCGACGGTCAAAAAAGAAGTCGCAATGAACTTGCGAATATGGGCTTTGACGATGGGGAAATCGACGACATAATGACCGGAAGCATGTCTTCTGGTGGCATGTCTTCCAAGCGTAAATCAAACAAAAAAATTACGTCAAAATGGTCTGAAGAAGACAGGCGTGCATTTACTGAACAAAACCTTCGTTCCAAGAAAGTACCGAAGAAGAAAAAGAAAGGTCCAGTAGCCAACGAATGGACCGAACGTCGCGCTGGAAGAGAAATTAAGTCAACGACGCGAGCAAGTGATTCTACTTATGGCGATTCTGCAAAAACAGCATCGTATTACGAGTCTCTCGCAAATCAATATTTTTCTGGAATTGCTGAATATGTTGGCGAAGACACTCGAATAGTAAACAGTAATTACAACCCAAATATACCTACCATGGATGAGCCGTTTGCATCAATCCGAACGTCGACAGTTGGCTCACTCAAGGATGGGGACTTCCTTCCTGACGGATTTGATGCTCCAAGCATGTTTTCTACTCCTACGAATCCACGTTACAAAGTTGTCTATGTGAGCAAAGACAAAGATGGGCAGATTGTATTCGGAGCACGCGATTTACAGACTGGTGAATTGCTCGTAAAGAAAATGGGCGTAAATGAAATTCTTCCAAATGTCATGCGTCAATCTACCAATAAGCGATTTGGTGGAATGTCCAGTTCTAGGAAAGTTGGAGATGTAAAACTTCACGCCAAGTTGGCCGACCAATTTAAATTCGAACAATTTGATGAAATTGAGAAAGACCTGAATGGTTTTATTGACGAAATAAATTCAATCAATGAACAACTTAATATTATTTGGAAAAATGGCCAGCGCCGCACAGACGCTGGACTGCCAGATTCTGACTTTGACGAAAAACGCTATGGCGAACTAGAAGATATGCGTTCGAGCCTAGAAGATACAGTCGGAGAATATGTAAAATTCGCCGAATTTGTTGCTCAAGAAAATATTATGCGTCGCCGCAATAAGGCTGCAGTAAAACTTGCAAAAGAAAAAGTTCAAAATGCACTAAAAAAACAAGAGTCTCCAAGCGGCAATCCATTTGAGATGAACGATATTGATACTCGTAGGCTTTTTGAACTTGGAGTGACAGAAGCAGACGTTGCTGACATATTGGATTCATTCGACATTGATGACCGAGAGATGGAAAGAGTATTTACTGCTGGTCGACCACCATTTACTGGGACAAAATTTGCTAAGCAAATTTCCAGCATTATAGATAGTCGCTCTTCACTAGATGGTCCTGAATTTGAAGAATTTGACCCAGAAGACGAAGACGAACAAAGAGAGATTTCAAAACTTGCAAGAAGAATGATTAATTCTGCGGCAGACGATTCTGCTCGTCGTTCCAAAATCACCGACCGCTCAAAGACGATGATTGATGTTGGCGTATCCTCTTCGTCTTCTGGCGGCATGTCAAGCAAGACACCAATGGGTAAAGGGCTTGGCACCAGTAAGGTCCTCTACCCAACGCGACCAAATAAATTTATCGCAAAAGATGTTTCGTTTGTATTTTACGATGCCAATCGCGAAGAGTTGTCTGTTGGCTACAAAGATAAAAAGAAATATGTTTTTGGTGGCATTACTCCAGAAATGGTCAACGACATTGAGAATGGCAAAAATTCACTAATCGCTTCACTCAATGCCGTCAAGAAAGATGCGCGCTACACAATCAACCCAGATGGCACGGTCATGGGCTCGCCCCCGAATACCCTCAAGTTACTGAATCGCGACAAGGACAGACTTGAGTTAATTGGCGATGACCTCGAAGTCGTTGAGTCTGTTATTGACGGCCTAAAGAATGGCCAAAACGACATGACGCGCAAAATGCGCAGCGATAGAAGAAATCAAGCCATGTCAATGGCATCTGGATTGGCTAAAAATAATGAATACGCAATGGCTTTCAATATCATGGACGCACTTGATGAGATAGATACGCGCACTAATGGCGCTGGGTATATGCCCAATGGAATGCGCTCGTACGCGGCAACAATACATCCAAGAGTTCAAGTTGGTCTATCACAGGATGAAGTTGGCGAAATCCGTGATGAAATACGCGCGATAATGCGTAAACATAACGGGAATTTCTTTATCAAGGATGGCCTATCCAAGTACGACGGCAATCTTGCTGCTGCACAAAAGAAAGAAGGACGTGCTCAACTAGTACTCCTTTTGCCTGAATATAACGCCATCATGAATTCCTATGAAGAATTAGCGAAAATTGACCCAGACTGGACTTCTGTTGTCGGGCCACATCCGGTGGAACTTGCTGGTGTTAGCAAGGACGGACGATTCGACACGGAGAAATTCAAGCAGACTGGAGATTTTGCCGGAAAACTCATCAACAATGGAGCACCTAGTGAAATCACTGTTGCTGAACAGCGCGAATTGATTAATTGGGCAAGACGTCAACCCGGTTTCAGAATTGTTCAAAGTATTGCCTCTTCATATGATGAAAAAAATGGCGCACTTACCGCGAATCAGTGGCGCACGCTCCGTTCACTTCATAGTAACTATGGCAAGAATCAATACAACAGAGGCGGCTTAGAATCTAGAAGAAACTCTATTGGTATGCGTTCAACCAGTAGTACCGATGGACCCATGCCCATGAATGCGGTTTCCGGAAATACCATGGGGAATTTTGTTCCCTATGGCGGACCAACCGAAGGTGGCTCACGCAACGCCGAAGTTATTCCCAATGTAGACATCAAAGGCAAATCAGTAGAGCAGGTGGTTCCAGAAGGAATCAGCGATGAAGAAGCATTGGCACTCATAGAGAGTATCGGTGCATATCACCCCAAGGCGAACCCTGATGGAATCAAGGGACGAGAGTATGTCGAGCGTAGAACGCGCTTGCTGGATTCAATCGCAGAAACACGCAGAATCACCGAGCGACGAGCAGCACTTGAGCGCGCTCAGCAAAGTGGCCAAATAGGCGACGACGTCAACCTGCCAAGTCATTTAGAGTTTTGGCCATTGGTTTCAGAAGACACTAAGTCCAGGTTGAATACGGCTGCGCAAAACAAATATGGCGCTCAATTCATAGACCTAGAACCATACCAAATGGAAGATGTATTGGTTTTTGAAACAGGCGCATCTGGCTACTACTCCGCTGGGACTTTTAAGCAAATTAAAAAGCGACCAAACGCCATTGATATGGAGGACTGGGAACGCTTGCTCCTTCCAGTTCATCAGCGTGTCAGCGAAATAGATGAAGAAGAAAAAATAAAGCGCGAGGCTGCTCGACTTGAAGCCGATAATAGTCCATCGCTCGAAGACATGTTAGACGACCCCAATATTGCCCCAGAACGCAAAGCCCGAATTGAAGGCATCCTTGCAATGCGGCGCGAGTCGGAGCGAAAGTGGAAAGAGTCTGCACAAACCTCTTCGGCAAAACGCAGAAGTGCTGCAAAGAAGGAAATAAAACTTCAAAAATATGAAACCATTGATGATGTTGGGCGAGACTCAGTTAAAAATATTGAGACAATGGCCAAGGCTAAGTATGGGTCTAAGTTTGACTCCCTCACTCCCGTACAACAAAAAGATGTACTTGACTCTTACGCCAAGGAAAGATTTGGCGTTGAGCATTACAGGAACATTGAACAGTCAGTCCAGAAGGCGCAGTCAATGGCCGAACGTTTCTCTCAACAAGAAAGAATTGACGGAGAACACCTAGCGGCATGGGATTCAATTACTGATTTCTTCAACTCATCAGAGCAACCTTCATTCACTGGCGAAAAAATAGATTCTTTACGTGAACTACTAGACAATTATCCAATTGAAAATGAAAATTCAACCGATGCCGAATTATTGTTGAGTAATAAGATTGAAGATATTTCTTCACTTATTGACGAAATGGAAATGTCTTATGATGACGAAAACATAACCATACCTACTGGCCGTACCGGTGGAATGGCTTCAAGCAAAAAATTCACTCCGCGTGGGGTGGAGGTTGAGCGAGATGAATCATCTTCACGTATTGGTGGCATGTCATCTCTATTTAACAGAAATAAGCCAGACAAAACAGAAACAGATACTGGCACGGTGAAGGCTCCAGATAAGCCTTCAAAGCCGGAACGCAAGAAGCCAATTGTTACAGATGGATGGAAAAAAGTTGGCGGTCAAGGCGGCTCTAATCCGGGCGGATTTTTTGAAGATGAGAATGGCGTTCGCCATTACGTAAAGACGCCACGAAGTCTCTCTCATATTGAAAGTGAAGTGCTCGCGGCAGAACTATACAAGATGCTCGGTCTCGGGGTTCCGCAAATTTCCCAAGGCTCGTATCAAGGTAAGCCCAATGTCGTATCAACACTTATTAGCGAACCAAGCAGACCCATCACTGGGGCTATGGGTGACGGTAGTAAGCAATGGCAAGCAAAAGTCATTGAAGGATTTGTGGCAGACGCATGGCTCGCCAACTGGGATGCCGTACTTAATGACAATGTTCGTGCTGACAAAAACGGAAACCCTATTCGTGTTGATAATGGTGGCTCCATGAAGTGGAGAGCGCAAGGCGGCCCGAAGGGTGCAGCATGGGGGAATACTGTTGGTGAAATTGACTCACTAAGAGGACAAAGCCCTGCTGCTCCTGTGTATAGGCAGATAACTGACCAGCAAATCAAGGACCAAGTTGCAAAACTGGAAGCAATTTCTCCGGACACAATCAAAGCGACTGTGGCTTCAATCGTGTCCGACCCCGCCGAAGCAAAAGAATTAACAGACACGCTGTTGGCAAGAAGGCAAGACCTCATTAATCGCTTCGGCAAGGGGCGTAGTGCAGGAATGTCTTCACGCACTGCACTAAAACCAATGCCAGAATTTGGTTCACAGAAATTTATGGAATCTCTGCCTGCGACACTCAGCGACCTCTCGAATGAGGAACTTATGCGAATGTGGGACTCAACGAGGCCGTTTGTCAACCTACAGCAGTACGAGATGGGCGAGAATGCGAAGAATTTGAATATCCGAATGGAGAAAATTAAAACAGATATTCGTAAGAGAATTAAGAGTGAAGTTTCTTTGAGGAATGGTGCTCCGGAATCTCGTTCTGAAAAAATCGGCCAAGGGTCTGCTGAGGCCATGGCTCGGGCTTCGGTAGAAAGAAAGAATCGCTCCGAGGCAATTAGAAATTTATTAAATAATCGTTCAAACGCGATTAAGAAGTATTACTCCTCAACGCGCATGGAAGACGACCAACACACCGCCATATGGGACGACATAGATGCAGCCCTCATGGCAGACGGTGATACAGACATTACACTCTCCAAACTTGACTCAATGATTCAACTTTTAGATGACTATATTTCTTCTAACAAAAAAGATGTTTCCAAAAATGAACAGAGACGCAATGTGGGTCAGGCTGAAAAAATGCGCATCTCTCTTGCTCAATTAGCAGAAGAGTATGCAAGCGACCCATATGTGAAAAATGGCGGAGAAGACTTGGAAAAGCCAAAGACTCCACGAATTAATCGCAATGGGGCAGAAACTCAGAATCCTGCATCAGAAAATAACAATATTTCTTCACGAATTTCCATGGCTCCAACTAAAACAACCGCTCAATATATGAGCGCACGCAAGGGTGAAGCAAGAGCAGAGGGGATGCGTTCATCTACGGGTATGGCGTCCAAAACCGGGAGGGCGGAGATTCGTGGAGAAGCAACTTTCTTTAAGTCTATCCAAGACATGCTCTTATATGAAGCAGGAAAATCAGACGATTCTAAAGCGTCTTCCGCCCTACGTACGCTACACACAATAATGACAAGACAGAAGTCGGGCCTCATATCCGACAAGAGAACTAACGCTGGGGCAATATATTTAATGCAGGATGAATTAGACAACATTTTAGATGCGTTATTTCTATCCATTGACAGACAGGTCGGTAGAGACAATGCAGATAGAGCAAAATTGCTATCAAATTTTGCTGACATGCTAGCAATGGCTGGTATGGCCACATTTATTGACAAGTCAGTTCCAGAAGTCAATTCCCGAACAGTCAAAAAATTCAATAGCGAGGGGAGAGAAGTGGAAATACCCTTAAATGAATAATCATAAAATATTATTCATTTGCACTGCTCAATATAGGGTATACTGAAATCACGTAATCAAATATGGCCAAACAATTCAAATACTTCTGCATGGTGAACCAAGAAAAGGCTATTATGCCATGTAGTGGTTGTAGTAGCCCCAATGGCTGCCTTTTAAAAACCATGCACTACAAGGAGTCGACAACAATGAACTACGACGAAAAAGCAATAGTTAAGATTGAAAGCGACGGCAGTGTTGCTAAGTGCGCTAAGGGTCTTGCCGTCAGCGAGTGTGGCTTTAAGGCTGGCTCAAAAGTCTGTGGCAAGTGTGGTGCCATGCCTGTTCAAATCAAGATGGTTCCTGTTGATGACATGGCAGACGAAGACATGATGGACGAAGAAGACGACATGACCGAGCAGCAGAAAATGATGATGCGTCGTCGTACTGCTCGCAAGGCTATGGGGATGCCCATGGACGATACGGAAGACGAAGAAACCGTAGCCGAAGACATGGAGTCAATGCCTGAAGATGAGGAAATGACTAACGGCAAGATGTGGGGCGGAAAGCCGTACCGCAAGGGCATGCGTATGCCTGCATCAGAAATCATGGACGACGAAGACATGATGGATGACGAAGAAGACGTGGCTAGCAAGTCGCATGACGACAACATGAAGAGAATGCGTCGTCAAAGAAAAGCAATGGATGCCGCAATGAGCATGGGCGATGACGAGGATTTGCCAGACGAAGACATGATGGATGATGAAGAAGAAGTCATGGCTACTCCAAAGGGCTACGGTCGTGGTGGTATGCGCTACAAGTTGGACGAAGAAGACATGGCCGAAGGTCCAGAAGACGGCATAGATGATGAGGAAGACCTCCTTGAAGGCGACGAAGAGGAAGACATCGTTCCCATGCGTCGCCCAATGAATGGTCAGACCCCCAGCATGGAAGACCTCCGTATGGCTCGTCTCCGCAAAATGGGCACCAAGTCTGCCGACGTCGGAATTAATGGATACCTCTGTGCAATTGACCGCAAAGTACATCCAGGTTCAATCTCCGTCTGTGATGACTGCCCAGGTGGCTGCATGGCAGAAAAGGGACTCCCAGGGCTCCTCCACATCGAAGGTCTCGCAGAAATGATGTTCAAGGGTGACGTTATCGATTCTGGCTACTCACAAGAAGCCGACATGTTCGTTATCGACGTTCAGACTAAGTCTGGCAATGTCAATGAGATTTTCATTGATGGAACCACGGCAGAAGTGCTTGGATTCCACCGTCTTGATGACAGCGTTTTTGAACAGAAGTCGCTCATGGACGATATTCAACTTATCGACTTCAATGAAGCCGCTGAACTTGCCGTGAAGTCGGTTCCTGGAATCGTCGTGGCTGTTGAGCCAAGCGTATTTGAGGGATTTGACGCCTATCAAGTAGAAGTGGATGGCTTTGACCAGAAGTCCTATGACGTGTTCGTCGCCCTTGATGGCGAAGTTCTTGGCTGGGATAAGTGGGAGCCTGAAGACACCGACCAGATTGAGGCAGAGGCTGCAGAAATTGCACTAAAGAGAGCGTTTCCGGACGACAAGCGTCAAGAAATGGCCAAAGAAGGCACCGCAATGGATGACGGTTCTTTCCCAATTGCCAATGAATCTGACCTTCGTAACGCAATCATGTCTCATGGCCGAGCAAAAGATGTCGAGGCAGCAAAAATGCACATCATGAAACAAGCCAAGGCAATGGGCAAGGAAGACATGATTCCTGCTGAATGGGTTTCCGGCGGGGAGAAGTCGCTAACTGTCGAAGGCGGTCCCACCGATGAATTCCTTAAGACTCTTGTTGAGTTTGAATTGCTTTCGGCTGAAGTTGACGAAACCGGTAAGTGACAAAGCAGTAAGTGGGATTGGAGCCCGGAATGGCGGGTAAAGGTATCCCTCATCGTTATTCCATTAAGCGTTCCAATACGTTGCATGAGCGTAACATCGATGAGGTTGCTCTATATTTTAAAGAACTACAGACGTATGCTGCTGCTCAGCCATACCTCAACCCATTTCTTTCCATCAAAGCACTAAGCCCTGACGCTAAGGCCAGCAACGCCACTGCTAAGCCTGAATCAAAACGTACCTCAGCAGACGAGGATGAGCAAAAACTAAAAATAGAGTTCAACCCTAAGGCGACACGTAAACCAGGTCAGGTATTAAAACTTCACGTTACCTATGACGAAATGAAGTCAAAAGAAGGTGCCAAATTTGGCTGGATTGACCCAGCAAAAATGCCTTCCAAAGAAGAAATAAAAGCAAGCAAAGAAGAATTCAAAAAGACTATTGCAAGTAGGCCTACTGCAGTTTTTCGCGAGTATGAGCGTGGTCTGGACGGCAACCCAACACCTCGCCTTCTAAGTGAAGTTCGCTACAAGGGGCTTGGACAAACGATTGGGCAAATGCAGCCCGAACAGCGTGTAGGTAATGCTGCAGCGGCGGCTCTTGGTGTCGTATTTGATGCTGCCGGAAAAATGCGCTGCCCTCCAGGCACACCAAATGCAAACCAATTTACTGACGAAAACATGTCTAACTGTTTTGTATTTTCCCCATTGACCGTAGCGCGAGAAATTCTACGCGTTGGTCGACGTCTCGCCGAAAGACTAGATGGCAGCGGTGGAGCGACCAGCAGGCAAGACCTTCGTTTTGATACTGCCTATGACGCCGAAGCATTCCGAAAAGCAGAACGAGTAAAGGGCGTCTACACTAAAGCCGAAAGAATGCGGGAGAAGTGGGGTGCAAGAACAAGCGCAATAGAAAATATGTTTACAAAACATGGCATTGATATGGACGACTCCATTGGTGCTGCAAACGGAGACCATATTCATGCTCTTGCTAATGAATATAGTTTTTCTAAAATTGCAAAAATATATTCCGATGCGGACCCTGACTTTACATTCTTCGACCCATCAAATGGCGAGGAAATAACCGACGACATCTGGAATTCTTTTGACTCTGCAAAGAAGGCAGAAGTCGCGTCGTACAATGCAAAACGCTACGACGAATCATTACGTCAAGAAATTACAGAGATGGTTCCTGAATCGATTAGGGAAGCAGCAAGAAATGGTGATGCTGATGCTCAGAAAGCCCTAGACGAGTATGTCGAGCGCACCCGAGAGATTCACCACAAAACGCAACGAGGAATGCTTGGTTCATTGCTTCAATACAAAGACGAAATGGGCGATAGGCAAGATGCTTTTGGTGGTTTCAGTAGTCATGGAATTTCTGGAAAAGATTTAGTCACTACGGAGGCAATGGCATTGCCTAACATGGATGAAAATGGGATGCCTGCGGTGACCATTACCATCAATCCAATGTCCGTCGCTGTTCGAGGTAGGATGCCTTACGAAAAAAATGGTTCGCTATTTCTTGAAATAGAATCAGATGTGTCTCTCAGTGAAGCAGAGAAACAAACAGAGATATTAAGAGTTATGCGCGAAATTACTGATGCGCAAGAATTTGTAAACCTTGTTGGTTATGCTAACGAACAAAGTGCCGCTCGTGGAGTTGCTGACCTTGGCGTTTCCTCAGAGGAGATGAAGGGTGCTCACGTCATGTGGCACGAACTTGGTCACGTTCAACAATATAACGTTGCTAGAAATAAAATATATGATTTTTATGACAAAAATGGTTTCTTCCCCGTAGTCATTGACGGAAAACTTGAAAAATTAGAAACACCTCCAGCAGCATGGAGCAATGGGACGTGGGCAAGTGCCATGGACTCAATGATGGGTGCCACTGCCGATAGAGGGGGGCCCTTCGCCAAAACGGGCGCAATGGGATTCCCTCCCTTTGGGACAGACGAGTTTGAAGATTCATTTCTTCATTTTGTATCTGGCAATTACTATCAAGACAAAGTTCAGGGAGCACTAGGAGTACTTGGTCTCCCTGAAGAAGGTGCGCATCGTCAACTTGCCCTCATGGAGGGAACGACAGAACTCTTTGCGCTTGAAAAATTGGGAGTTATCGAAGGTCCGGAAGTAAGGCAATTCACTTCATGGATGGACCCCGTAGACCCAGCACCAGTACCCTCACTACCTCCTGGGGCCCCACCTGAGGTTCCTGACGTCCCAGGACCAGATGTCCCCGAGATACCGACTGCGCCGCCAACAACGCCATCCCCGCCCCCTGGAACAACAATAATTGATAACAGCACGACTATCAATATCGTTATCAATGGACCAATAAATATCCATGTTGGTGGAACGGCTCCGGATTGGGACGAAGGAGCCATTGAGCCCCCAATTCCACCAAGAAAAACCGTCGACCTTAAGTGGGAAGACATAACGCCAATGATTCTTGCGGACAAAGACTCTCAGTGGACTGCCTCTCCATCAAGTGGCGCTGATATTGGGCAGAACAAAGACATGCAAAAACTGTGGTTGGACAGCGTATTTGGCATGGGTCCAGAAGAGGGGGGATTTGTACCAGAACAAGGTGAACTTCCTCGCATAGATAAAGACGCCTATTGGAAGTTGTCTCCACAGCAAATGGATACTAGATACGAGTTTTTACGTGGTGAAGCAGATGCTTTAATTCTTAAATCGGAAACAGAATCATTAAATAAAGATGAGCAAGCCAAGTTATGGCTCGCAACAAAGGGCATGCAACAAATACTTGACATGAATGGCAAGAAAGCAGCACTCGCCGACGCCAAACGTGAAGAATACCTAAGAGATGGCTTCGACCCGACTCCAGGGAAGTACCTAAGACAAGTCGACTCACCACTGAAACCTCAGCAAAAAGGTTTCCGAAAATTAGCAACAAAACGTGCCGAAGAACGTGGTTACGATGTCGTTGAAATAGACGATGATGAACTTTCGCACTGGGCGCGTGAAATTTCAGACCATGCTGGAACAGCGAGTGATTCTGGTGCGGATGCCTTCAGCGGAGCCGACCGCCCATATAAGCGTGGCGAAGTAAGAAATAATCCAAGTTTCAATACCAAGAAGAATCTTGAACGTAATCCAAACTACGAACCAAGCAATGAGCCTCCCACTCCAGATACGGATTCTGCAGGATATGTTGGAAGTAAATTGGACGAAATCAAATCACGCTCGACTCCAGAACAGCGTGCGATTCTTGACAGTAGTGAAACTGTAGAAAAGCGCGAATCGGTCGAAGCCCTTATGGATTCTTCAGACCCAAGCAAATTGTCTGGGATGCTGAGTAGGAGTGCGGAAAAACGACAAGCAGCAAAAACTGGGGGGGAAATAAAGCGCTCAACTCCTAGTGAGTCTGGCGACATTATTGATGATGATTTCGAGAGCGGCGTTGTGCCATTCCTGGATTTAATAGAAACATCAAAATTTGACGACGACGTCAAACTGGTTACCTCCATGCAAATTCCAAAAAATGGAATTTCGGATGGGGACACAATCGACCACACTAAAATTATGCGTGGCAAAGTTGTCGATTTTGATACTAGTGATGGTTTTGATTTCAGCCAGCCCGAAGCCAACAGGCGAGTGGTCATCGAAATGCCCAAGGGCAGTCGTGGCGTCCCATCAAAGAATGCACACAACGGCGACACTGATGACTACCTCTTGCCGCCAGGAAGTCTTTCTGTTGTTCGCGTCGACCCTGATGGGACAATTTTTGCAACACCATTAGAGCAACATGGCAAAAAAGAAATTCTCGATGACATGGAGAAAAATCTCAATGGGATTGAACTAGGTGCTGATTCTTTGGAAGAATTGGAACGTCGTACGCTCTTGAGTTCAATAAGCAAAGAACGTTCAAAAGTTGTTCCAGAAAAGCGTACAACTCGTGGATTGAGTAGTTCAGGTCCCAGGGCCGCGCGTCAGTCTGCTAGAAATCAAGCGATTGTTGATGGCTTCGATAAAAATGGAAGCAGTATCTACGGTACGGATACCCGCATCGGCATGTCGCCCGAAACGCTTGCACGTATGGAAGGCGAGAGTAATGACAAATTCAGAAAAGCACTTGGCCTAGACAGAAGCGTAGAGATTCCAAAGCGTGACCAACGCGTTGAATCGTCCGTAGCAAAACTTGGTGGTCTCCTATCTGGGAAAGCAGAACCCTCAAATCAAGAAGAATTTGAATTTGTTAATTCGCTTTCACCGGAACTCAAAGATTTATTCACAAGCCTCGATGCCTCTGAAATTAAGTCAATAGTTGACGATGAACTTTTCGACTACCACCAACAGTTTGACGACAGGGTTCGAATTTCCCTGCACCCGGAAGAGTTTAAGGAATTCTTAAAGACTGGAAAACTCAAGAACATTACGGAAACAAAGCCGAATAGTGCATCGGCGTCGATGTTAAAGGAGTTTGAGGGCAAATTAGGAATGTCTGAAAATTTGCCAGATGGTGCTCGCAGCCACTCTGGTTTCATGGTTCACAAAACACATACGGACGAAATTGCGGATTACTTAAATGAACTGCCTGGAAATGGCATTTCTCGCAATCCGCACTTCTTCTCTGAAACAGATGATGTAAATCCATCCGGAAAATCACGTGCTGGCGGAAAAGTTATTGATTTGGTTCTCGCTCCAGAAGTTGCTCAGCGTGCCGTATACGGTCGCGGAGACGTCACTGGTGGAGAAGTACTTCCAACTCCCGTACTTTCTACCAACAGAGCAGAAGTCGGTAGTGCTTTTGTGAATCTATCGGATGTTTCTGAATCAAGCGAACTTGATGGAATGAAACAAATTGCCGAAGTCCTAGAGTCAAGCATTACCGGAAATAAAACAGGCCTTGGTGGCGGACACGGGGTCCCAACTTCTGTCAAGAGCAGAAACCCAGGATTTGCGCATGAGGCACTTGTTGCTGGTGGCGTGACTATTGCAGACGCAGAACAAATCCGCATCCCCGTAGAAGCACTAGACATGGAAGATGTCACTGTTTCGTTTGATGGTGTCGAGTTAGATAATGTGCGACAGCAATTAAGTCAGGCTGGATTGACTAATTCAGAAATTGATGACGTCATTGACAAAATTGGTGCTGGTATTGCGCCGTATGCGCTACCCGAAATTGAACGCATGCGACAGGGGATGGCCTCTGAAAAAATGTCAGAGGAACTCTCATTGGTTCCGAATCATTCAATGACGCTCGTTCCTACTAATCCCGATGGCGTAGACGTTCTTAATCCAGACCCATTACCCGGCGAGCCGACTACAAATAAAGAAATGCGCGATGCTTGGAGAAAGCGTTATGCCGTCGAGTCTCAACTGAAAAGTATTAAGGATTTGGCTAAACATGAAAAAGAAACCAAAGGCAAAATTGAACCACGCATGTCGGCCAAATCCCCGTCAGGAGAATCGAGGGTTTCACAGAGACGACAAGGTATTCGTTATTCAGAAGACGGATATAAATCAATATACGAAAATGGTATTGACGACTTCGTAAGCGAAGCGGTAGATACTGTTGAATACAACCCCAAAACACGTGAACTTCGCGTCTTATTTAAGGGACAGTCAGACCCCTATCACTTCCTTGACGTAGACCCTGATGATTTAGAGGATTTTGGCGACGAATTTGAGCCAATCGGCAACAAGATTGACAGAATTAAGCGCACCAACAATCGTACTGTTAGAGGCCCGGACGGTTCCGTAATTCGCTGGGACGGTAAAGAATGGTCCTATGAAGACGCTGGCATGAGTAGCAAGAAGCCTAGTGTTCCATTCGATGGCGATATTTCCGATAAGACCCCAGATGACATTGCGTTTGACAGTGACATTGATGAAATCATTAGCCCAAGTAGCACTTCCAGAATCGGAATGTTTATCCCTCAGGAGAGAGCGACAGACTCGGACATTTTTGATACCGATGAAATAAAAAAACGCATTGAGGGAATGAGTGCTCGCCTTGGGGAAATGAACCCTCGCGATATGGACAGACGGAAACCTCGCGTCGATGAAAATGGCCGTCCCCAACAACTCCTTGGTGCTGGTATGGCATCTCGTCGCGATAGTAAACTTGCAGAATCTGACAAGCCCAAGAAATTTGGATTTGGTAAAAAATCAAAAATCAAACAGGGCGTCGAATCCGACGATGAGAGGCGCAAGCGCATTCTTGAAATGTCAAAGGGAGACCCTCGCACTTCTCCTGGCGTAAGAAAAGCCAATTATCAAACATATGACGGCAAGGATGTTTACGCAGTAGACAACATGGATGATGCAATTGCACTCTTAGTTGCCGGACATCATGTTGACCTGTCTGACTCCCATGACGAGGGTGACCTTTGGGGAGAATTTAAGTCCTTTAAGAAATGGCTCAAAGGCGTAGACAAGGCCGCTGCCAAGAAAATGAGTTTCAACCTTTGTTCCGTGCATAAAGAAGGAGCAAACATTTTCTGTGGAAAGCACAAGGGCATTATTCGTGACGATATGCCGCAAGTTGGTGGAACCGTGACTGACCCCAACGCCCCTGCAATAAGGCTCTGGGTTGGTGGCCATGTTCATGGCAACTCCTTTGACTCCTACAACGGCGCAAACACCCCAGACTGGGTGAAGCAGGGGCTATTGTCCGAACAGACAGACCCAGAACTTTTCAAGCGAGCCAAGGCTGAGTCTGACAGATTAGAAAACGTATATCGCGCCCTCGGTAGTCGCTACTACCCAGGAAACACGGTTGACCCATTGACAGAGGCTGAGAAACAAGAATTCTTCTCATTGACCGACATCCGCAAGGTTGAGCCGGACATGATTGACAATTTTGTTGATGTTCTTAGGGCAAACGGCGTTAACGTCAGCGAACCAGAAGACCGCGACCCCATGACTCTGCGCGCAACACAAAATGAACTTGTTGCTGGAACAGTTCTTGGACTATCAGACGCAATTACTAGTTACGAAGACATGTTGCAAATTGGTCAACGACCAGATGGCACGCCATTCACTCAACAAGATTATGACAGAGTTCGGATGCTTGGGCCAATACTTGTCACAAAAGACGGTTATATTCTAGATGGCCATCATCGCGTATTCGGAAAAGTAGCGGCAAACTTTGACCGAGAAGATAACGACCAACTTGCGCAAAAAGTTCGTGTTGTTGATATGCCACTAGAAGCACTTTTGTCGTTTACTCGTGCCTATGGAGAGCACATTGGAATTGCCGCAGCAAGTGGGCAAAGCACGGAACGACGTACTCTTCCAGATGACATCAAGACCCCACTTGACATCATTCCAGCAGCAGCGGGGGATTTGGAAAAACTAAACGCCGAATTCACAGACAACCTAGATGACAAAGTTAAAGCCCTCGAAGAACGTGATGGACATCCATTCTTTAAGCCTGAATCACCAGGATTTGAACAGGGTGAATCGTATAGGCAGTCAATGCAATTTGTTGAGCGTCGCGTATTGACTGACAAGCAACCAGGAGAACGTTCATCTCCGTCGCGCGTTCCTTCATCTGGAGGAATGGCGTCGCGTCGCTCGGGCATTACGACGCCAGGAGGACGAGACAGCGTTGGTGCAAATAGGGTAGATACATCAAGCGCAGTGCAGCCCAATGCCAGAAAGATGCATGAGGATGCTGTCAGTAAAACAATGGATGCCCTGGACGGAGTGAACCTCGATGGTTTGAGCGAAAGTGAACTCCAATCACGATTTGGTGTTGCGCGAAGTGGAGAAAAGTCTTTAATTGATAGCAGGGACATCTACCATACGACAGATGGTGCTACGGCAATCGCAATGCTCGCACGTGGGTACAACGTCGAAGTAGATAATGATGGTCTTGCAGCAGAAGTATCCGACAGTCAAGCAGCATTCAGGAAAATGATTGAAGCAAATGTTAAAAAACTTGAAAATCTTTCTGCTGACGAAAGAAACGCACTACTCGATGAACTTACCGTAGATTTATGCAAACTATATGTTGCTGGCAAAAATGTCATGTGTGGAGAAAATATCGGCATTGATAGGGAACAGATGCCACAATTGTCGGGCCGCACACTGGGTGACGATACGCTAGCGATGCGTGCCGCAAAAGATGGACACATCCCTATGAAATGGGCGGCTATCGATGAAAAGAACCTTCCGCCAGAGGAATTGGCAAGATTTAAAGAATTAGAAGCAAAACATGTAGCACCAGGCAGGGATGAAACATTTGGTCCTGGTGAAAAAGAAGAGTTCTACAGTCTTGTCGACTGGAATAATAGCGAGGCTGATGTTGTAAAAGAATTTGAAAAGAGTCTTGAATCATCGTTAAAGCCTGTAGACAAGGATGGCAACCCTACTTCGGCAGTTATTCTAAAAACAGCCAGGCCAGAATCGTATAAAGCATCACAACGTCAATTGGTTGGTCATAAGACTGACGAAATGCGTGATGGTATTCGAGAAAATTTAACAAAATTTGATTCACACGCCGAATCACTCGGACTCAAAAAAGGTACACCAGAATATAAAGAAATGCGTGCGAAGTGGCTTGCTGGGGAATATAAATTTGCTGACAGCAATGGGGTAAAAGTCAAAGCATGGTGGACTGACCCATTACTTGCAACACGCGATGGATACGTACTGGACGGCCATCATAGGTGGGCGGCAATTAAGTTAATTAATGACGAACTTCCAGAAGATGAGAAACTTAGCCTTCGATGGAAGGAAGTACAAACAAACGTTGTCGAAGCCCTCACTTTAGGAAAAGCATTCCAGGATAAGTGGGGAATTAAAGAGGCGAAACTTAAAGGCGAACGTCAATTTGTTAAAAATGATGAAGTCCCAGGAATTGAGTTGGGTGAAATAGTCAAAGAGATGGATGAATATCACTCCAAATTGACAGACACGTTGGATGAATTACATAGCAATAATCAATTCATTCGTAAACAATCTCTTGGTGCACGAAAGAATCCAAAAGTTGCCGCAGCACAGGTGGAGGCAGGCAAACGTGGCGAAGAGTGGGCCGCTCGACAGAGTGGGGTGAGTGGCGGAAAAGTACGCGTACCTCGTGAAAAACTTGAAGAAATACGTGGCGGAAAACTTGAAGAAGTGAGTGGTGAACCTCAAGGAATGCGTTCTCTTTCGCGTCCTTATCGCGACACGAGTGACGAAGAACTAAAAACCCAGTACGACAAGTATTTGCGCTACTTGGGTGGCCCTGGAGATAAGGGAGACGGCGACCTTACCTATATGCGACGGGCTAAAGAGTTTGATAAAATTAAAAAAGAAGTTGCTCGACGTAGGGAAGATGCTGGAGTAGATGGCGGTGGTCGCGGTTCTCTTTTACGTCCTTATCGCAATACGAGTGATGAAGAATTAAAAGCAATATACGAAAAATATTTACGTTACTTGGGAGGCCCTGGAGACAAGGGTGACAGTGATTTTACCTACATGCGACGTTCAAAAGAGTTCGATAAAATTAAAAAAGAAGTTGCTCGGCGTGAGGAATATGCTAAAAAACCAAGCAGGGGAATGCGGTCCTCTGTTGGCAAGAATGTGCGCGTCCGTGCTGGCGAGGGCGGCGTCCCCGAGAAAGTATCCTCAGGCCAGCCCGATACTCCCGAAGTAAAGACGCCACCAAAAATTGAGAGAACTCACAAGGGTGTAGATATACCTGAATTTATCGACGAAATGCCAGCCGAAGGTCAATATAGCGACGAGGTTGTTGAAAAAGCAGTTGAACTACATGACAAAGTCAAAAAAGTTGAACCAGAACTTACTGACAATTTGATTGACATGGCCGCCGAAGGTGGCGGAGAGATGGAAGGTCTTGAATTCAGGTTTAAGGCAACTAAAGGAAACGCAAAGAAGATAACTAATATTTCGCGAGATAGCGGCATATCGGTAGAAGAGGCACAACTGCAGGTTCCCGACGCGGTCAGATACACAATGACATTTCCTGAAGAAGAATATGTTGGCGGAGCAGAAAACGTAATTAGTCGTCTTGAGGGAATAGGGCATGAAGTACAAGTTAAAAACTACTGGGACGAAGGCGATGGATATCAAGGAATTAACATCGTAGTAAAACACCCTGATGGTTTCTTGTACGAGTTGCAACTACACACGCCTGAATCGTTTAAAGTTAAGCAAGCAGCACACGATGCTTATGACGAGTATCAAAAAGAAAAAGATGATGTCATTCGTTTGGAGTTATTCCGAAGAATGGCTGCCGCTGCAGGAGAACTTCCAATGCCCAAGGGTGACGTCAAGGGAATAGGCAACCTAGCCAGGAAGAACTTTCAGACTTGGGCACAACAACAGGGAGGCAAGTAATGAAAATGATTTCATCCGATACCCCTGAATCAACTAGGTACTTCTTTCATGTGCTCAACAATGGGAAGGTTATTGGCCTATTTCGCCTTTATCTCAACCTGGACTACCCGAAGAAAGGCTCCAAGGGGATTGAGGAAGTTGAATGGAGAAAAGATGAGTGGCTCGCCACCACCGACCTTACTGGTTTTATGATTAACGGCTCCCATGAAATAATGGAAGTCGACGAGGAAATAGCACGTTCAAAGTTTCCAAAAGCATTTGATGAAAATGAAGGCACAAAGTGAAATTGCGTGCAGTTTTAGTAGGAACTTTTTACGACAGCAAGTTGTATTACTTACTCGACCCCGTTGGTGAGAAAAATTCAACTGGTGCTCTCGTTGATAAAAAGGGAAATGTTGAGTACGTTAAATTCTTTCATTTCATTAAATCTAACCCCAATGTCAAAGAATTAAAATTCAGCAAATTTCATCGTTTCCTCTGGAATGCCCCCAGTCCTGAAGATAAGCCCAAGTGGATGCGTACGTTCATTAATGGCACCCAGCCAGTCGGCGAAGAAATGTTGCAGGGTGCAAAGATAATCACCGAACTCTCTCCTGTTGTTGAGAAAAAACAAGACATAGGAGAAAGGGCTCTTCAGTTTAAGTCAATGAATGCATCACAAAACGCATCACGAATACAGGGTTCTGTACTTGCTAGAAGCGTTAAGTCCATTAGAGAAAAATATGGATTTAAGGGTATTGGAATGTCAATAGGAAACAAGCCAGCCATAGATGGTGATGGTGATGGATTTGTAGATGACGGGCTTCCAACAATGAGGCCATTCATCCCTGGCTTCGACTTTGTCTTAGATGCCGCCGGGAACATTCGGGAGACCAAACCTACGAATCAGATTACAAAACCCGTAACTCGTGGCGGGATGAGAAGTGGTGTCGTGACAAGACCACAGACACTCGAAGATAGGCTTGCTCCAATTTCAGAACAGGAAATGCGAGATAGTTTTAGAAAAATTCGCTCATATGTTGAGATGAAATTCAACGATGGTGTCCCTTTTTCAAAAAAAGGCGAGGCATTAGCAATACTTAAAAAAACTATTCCGTCTTTTGCCTCTGGCGAATCATACATTGAGTTTTTAAATAATTTGCCGAATGATGATGATGTTATCCCTGATTGGGCAAGGCGATACCTGGATTCCTTCCTACTCTCAATAGATGCCCAACCAATGTCTGCTCAATTTAATTATCATATGAGAAGAGCAGCGGATAGTAAGAGTTACGAAGGTGCAGTCGGCACTAGGCCCGGAACCAATGATTATGTCATGGTCGACCCAGTAGGGGAAAAGTACGCTCCAACACGAACAAGGCAGCCCCTTATTGTTTTTTGGTACAAAGAAGCAGTTGCAGTAACGCCAGCAGTATCGGTTACTGCCGATAAAAGAATGGCTCCATTCTTAGTAAGCCATGCAATTTCTGCAAACGCAATGAATGAGCAACTCTTGAATGCCGGGATAACTAAGCGCCAACTAGAAGATTTGAACAATCTAGATAGGGTTGATGCAACACTTGTGAGTATTATTACTTCACTAAATGAAATAATTCAACAAAATCCAACTGCGAGAGTTAATGATGCTGAAAAAATATCACAAAACCTAGTTAATGCCATTGAGGCTTTTGTAGATGTAAAAATATCTAATTCAGTCATAGACCCTAAAACTAATTTTTTTCTTGAAACTCCAAAAATTCCAGCAGTAACTTTCAAAGACTCCAAAGATAGAGAAAAGCCTTTTATACAAAGCAATATTTTGCGACAACTCGTAGACAAAATTGTAAAATCCAATAACAATCCTTTGCTTTCAGACTTGCTAACAAGTGCCCAGGATGCGAGTTTGTCGGCTCAGCGAACAATTTCTAGTGACAACACTCTTAGAAAAACTCAAAGAAAACTATCATCCATCATGGAAGATGCGCGAGTTTTAACGACCGGCATGATTGCAGTGCATGAATCAAATCACATGCTACAAAATATTCAAGCATATATTGATGTGCAAAATGAAGCATCTATTCTGAGAAAAAAATTAATAGACGAACGCATTAATGCAGCAAACAAATTGCAGATTCCAATAACTCCCGAGATACTCGCAGCAATAGAAGATGAAATAAAAGTAGAAAATTTATATCAAGATTTATTTGTTGAAAAAGCAGTAAAACTTGCTAAGAGCGATATTGATTTAGCAAAGAGTCGACTCCTTCATGCTGATTTGGCGCGTGTCGACGCAATTTCCTTAAACTTAGAACGCGATAAAAAGTCTCCTGAATATAAAAAAACTCCGGACGAAGCACCCGCTCATTATGGATGGAGAAATACGGATGCCGTAGTTGATGCCACGAATCAAATGATATTGAAGTGGGCTGAATTCAATAATCAGGGTGATTCTTCTTTGTCTGACAAGCAAAAATTAGCAAAACAAGCAATAGTAGATTTTCTAAAACAACCACTATTTGATGGAACTAATGAGATAAAAATTGGAGAAGGGATTGCTCGTATACTAAATCAATTGGACGCTATCTACGTTGGCGACCTGTCTACTGCGTTTGCAAACAATGGGCCTAGATTTGTATCGGGAGAAAATCTTAATATTGGAATGGTCGCAATACTCCTTAATTCAGCACTGATTGAAGATGCTCAGCGAAGAAATATCTTTAGTGGATTGAAATTGCGCAATTATTCAGCACTTCTTAATGAAGTTGGATTTCCTGATTTCGCTATTATGGACATGAATGGCGATGGAGTGAAGATACAGGGACTCGATATTAATGAGTCAAGGAAACTATCTGCTGCAATCATGAATATGAATAGACTTGCCCTGTCAATTCCTACCGACCCAACAAACGGCATGGTATCTCCGTCACTGAGCGTGAGAGCAACAACTGCGTTGAGGGCATTTCCTGACGATGCAATGCTGCCATGGCCATTTTCAAATTTGACCAAAACTGAATTCCTAGCACTACCGGATGATACTTTCATTAAAGGATATGAAAAATTAATTGATACATCATTAAAGGCACTTTTGGGCGTCGCAAGACCACAAGATATAGGCACGTTCCTTGAAGATTCATTAATATCAATGAATTGGTGGGACAAACTGTCAAAAGAAGAAATAGAACTACTTCTTGAAGTGGGAAAACGAATTGGTGAACCGAGCATCAAGACGGGCAGGTCGGGTACGGGTTATGCCCCATATATGGGACACCTCACTCCTCAGCATTTACCAATGTTGGCCATCCATCCACAATTTTCTGAATTTACGGCAGAATTTGCCGTTGCCGAACTATTTGGTGTTGCTTTATCGCAAATAGACATATCTATATCACCAGATGGTAAAAAATCTGCCACTACGCGAGCATTGTCGGATAATGAGATAGCGGCAATAATGAAATTTATGAGATGGATGTATCCAAATCAAATGTTGGGCGAAAAAATGGAGACAATGCAGTGATTTACATAGAAAATGATAATCAAATAAAGTGGGAGAATTTTGTTAATAAAATGTTTGGAGTGTTTCCAGTCAACCTCACCAACACTGGTAATCTATCAATCGACCAGGCAATTGGGTTTATGCAAAAACAACAATATGGAGTTGACACCTACGCCGACATGAGAATGACCAAGGGCGAAGAATTCTTTGGAATTGACAATACTGGCCGAGGCAACATTATTCGTGATAGCGAATATATGAGTTACCTACTTCTAAAATACGGTATGATTAATATTGCTCCAGAAAATAGACAGCAGTATTGGTCGACACCCGAGGGCAAAGAGGTTTTTCGTTCCATAACAAACGAACTTGCCGACAAAATGCTTGTCCCTTTTGAACTATAATCATATATAACGAGTGGAGAATTATATGGGTGAATACAATATCAAAGCACCACAGGATGCAATAATCCCAGATATATTTCCTCAGGAACGCATTACTGGAGACATTCTCAAGGGTCATGGTCCGCGTCGTGGCAATCTAGAACGCCTCCTTCGATACTGGCGTCCAATCATGCGTAAACCAGGTGGCTTTAGGCGGTGCAAGGTCATCCTCGCAGACCATCCTGAATTATTCCCACTAAACAACATTTGCGCTTGGCTCCACCACGAAACTACGGGATTGTGGCCAAACGAAGGATGCCACCATCCCACCATGAAAAACTGCCGTCGCAAACTAAAAAAAGGCGTAAATGGTTCACTTTTCTCAGATTCACAATTCAATAATCGTCTTCGTAAATTAAATGGTCCTGATAAGAAATCAGCAGACGATGTATTTTTTTGGGACGAATGGAATACAAAAGGTTTACAGCCTTACGAGAATGACGAGAATCCAGTAGTCACTACAGAGGATATAAAACATGCTATTTTAGTATTAGTTGACTTCTCTACAATGGAGCCAGACTTCTGTGACTACCTTCGCGACGATTCTCAATGGGATTACGAAGGCGAAATGGACGATGGTGCAATGTTTAAGTCCGCTGTTCCACCAAGCGAGGATTGTGGATGCGATAAATGATTATTTACGATTTGCAGAAACCGAGTAAATGTTGCCCAAATTCCGTGGTTACTGTTCGTCGTCATATCGTCGAAACGAACCGCCAGCCACAGGGCGGAAGCATTCTTTTTTCTCAAAAGGCCGTAAATCCAGAAATAGTCACATACAAAGCACTTTCTCAGTCCCACGGAACTAGATTTAAGTACGAAGTTAAAAGAGTAGGGCTGGTTGGCTCTAGTGGGAAATTGGGACAAACACTACAGGCTGCTGGTTCCTATGTCCTTCCTGGAGATTCGTCTCCATTGCGTAGCCCGGTTAGGTCCGGTCTATTCACGGCAATAACTCCCGGAGTACCTAACTTCAGTAGGCCACGCGGCCCCAAGAGGGACAGAACAGCAAGATGCCCTGAAGGATATCAATACGGTGGTCGTTTTACTAATAACGAACTATCCACATGTGGAGCCCAACTATTTGACATTCCAGGACCACTGGGGGTCGTTATTGGCGTAATTGCCCGAGCACTTCGTCGTGGCGAACGAGCCGTAGCCGATGCCATGCAAGGGACCCCATTGACCCCTGGGGATTATGGTGGCAGCCTCATAGATTCACGTCGACCACAAATACCGCGCGTCGCAGACGCTAATCCAGCCTCACGGATGGCCGAAATTACCCGCCTTGCAAAAGAGATGGGCGCTCCCAAAATCAATGCTTCACGCATGGTGCGTCGTGATGGATTTGTTCTTGAACCAGTAGTAACACCAAGAGTCCTTCGCGCAATTCCAGACAACAGAGACATGGAGGGTGCCGCATATCTTATGCGAATCAACGACCTTCCAAGCCTGGGTCAAGATGAATTAGGACTTCTTTCCAATACTGGAGTAACTAATCTAACCTATGTTCTTCCAGGTGGCTCAACAATCACTCTCGAAAAGGTACGCTCATTAACCGTTGGCGAGCGCCGCAAACTTGGTAGAACAGTCAATTCAGCAGCAGCGATTGATAATTCAGAAAATCCAACCGCCCGTCTCATGAAGGTAGCCCAAGAAACTGGCGATGGTATTAAGTATTCCGAAAATTTTGTAAGCGTGAATAGACCCCATGAAATTGTTAGGGGTAGAAATGGGAAAAAGACGGAACGGTGGGTTCGTGAACTTCTTGACGGCATCCCAGTGGCAGAAACAGCGCCATCACGTGAGACTTCGTCTGTTGCCGCAATAGCCGACAAGATTAAAGACGTAGATGAGGCTGCAGCCTTTATTGAGCAGGGTGGAAGCCTGGCAAGAATTTCGCCGGATATTCTTCAGCAGGCCCTCACAAAAAACAATTTATTCCGCTTGCGAGATATGGGCAATGGAGTCACTCGGCTTGATGGCCCTAGAGGCAAAACTTATTCAATTTATCAATCTCGCAATGAGTTTGACCATATCAATAGCACTTATGCTTCCGATATTCAACAACATCTGGGCCTAGAGTCGCCAGATGTGTATCCGATTGGTTCGGGTAGTCGCCGTAATTATCTTATGGATTCGACACTAAATACCTACCCTGGAATAACTCCACGTCGAGACATTCCAATGAATCAAGTTAGTCCAAAAAAAATGGCATCACTATTTGTCTCTGACTATTTGAGTGCCAATAGAAACAGAAATCCGCTGTCAATAGAAGTGATGCAATTAGCGGACGAAAATGTTCCAGTAGTCAATTCCTTTGACTCAGAATTAACAGACTTGGCTAAAATAAAGATTGCAGACCGTAATAAGGGCGCAATTGAAGACATGCGCTCATTGTCTGCCAATGGCGTTTTCGGCAAATATTATGCTGAACTTAAAAAATCACAGCAAAATCAGTACATTACTGAAATTAGGGAATTAATTGCACGGGCTCGCCTATTTAATTTTGTAAACTTTAAAGAGAGACTTCAGCGTGATGGCGCGCTTTCCGATGCGGAACTTGCACATGTTGACATTATTAATACAATCAGCAAGCAAAGGCTGAATATTCTCGAAAATCAACAGGAAAGACTTGTTGAAATACTCGGAGGTAACAAGTGAAAAATTACGCCATCCTTAGAGACGCGGTCGAGGAAAAAGTATTTGGCCTCGTCATTGAAAAAGATGGTGGTTTTCGTTTCTACGGAGCCGATGACAGAGCAAAAGAGTGGGCTAATTGGGCTAACTCGACATCACTCAAGTCCCTACAAGAAGCACTTCCGGTTGGCGTCATTGCCACCGACAAGCGTCCATTAGTGAATGATACTGAATTATTTATTGAATCACTTATTGAATCTGCATCAAATGCTGGCGAAATAAAGAAGCCGACTTTTTCATACAAGAGTTCATATGTTACTAGAGCAAACTCATCAACCCCGTCAGCCCGAGATTTTCAACTGCGTTCGTTCAATATCGACGCCAGACAGAATGCCATCAACTTCAAGGTTTACGCATTTAAGAATGACCAGAAGTCATCTTCGCTAATGGCGAAAATTCGTTCGGCTGGTCTTGGCTTCAATGAAAAAACCGGTGAATTCAGAAGCAATGACATAACAATTTCTCATTCCTCGCTACAGCAGAATATCGAAACTACATACACCAAGTCGCTACAGCGCAATATTGGTTTCAATGTCATGGCAGCCAAGAATGTTTATGCTAAATCACTCAGTCCTTTCTATACGCACCCCAAAGTCATTGAACTCAAAAGACTCGGTGGTGCAATTGGTCCAAAGTTGGGTCGTGGACTACGTTCCGCTCCGATGGGAATGGTATTCGTCGACGTTACCGGAGCGATTGATGCTGACAAGGATGGCATTGTCTTTGAGGGTAAGCCTGGATTAGAACGACCAATTATTCCTAAATTCATTCTTCCAGAAGGTGTCGGTCGTCGTGTGGCTTCACTGATTGGTGGAGCAGCAGAACAGAATGAAAAGAATCGCCGCTCGGGCGCGAATGGTGGTGGAGTAATTGACGAGGCAAAACTTCGCAGTATTCTCGGAACTGACGCCTCATCCCTCAATAAATTAAATGCTCCTTCTCCGTTGACTGATAGCGATAACGCAAATGCCACTGGCATGCGTTCTATTGCTGGGAACATTAGAAGTCGACGTGATGCGATTATCGCTAAACGTACTGGCTCGATAGACCTGTCTAGGGTTGGGCGTGGTGAAAAGACTCAGTTGAATACCGGCGATTCGCGCGCTGTTGAAAAAATGACATGGGATGATTCGGCAAAGGAATTAATTGTCACGTTTGCTGGTGGTCGCACATATACGTACAACAACGTCGACGACAGTTGGGTTGATGAACTAGAGAAAAATCCTGATGCACTCGGTCGCATCATGAATGACATCAAGAAGGCTGGATACGATTTCACTTCAGGTGGAACCCACGCTCCAGACAAAACGCTTGCCAGCAGAATGCAGGGTCGCCGTGAGGCGGCAGGAATGCGCTCGGCTAGAACCGGCAACAATAACCCGCTCAAGCAATCCGAAGTAGATGAACTTTTCTTCGACAATGCTGCATGGTCAAATGATGCGCTTCAGTTCGGTATAGATACGGACTCTCGTGGGAATTATGATATTGAGGGAAATAATCCATTGTCAGATGTTTTGTATCGAGAATTCCCCGGCAGATTCAATGTAGATGAAGGTGGCAGAGTCGGAGTACCACGCCAAGACCCTGAAGTTGTTTTTGATTCCTCAAACATGAGCGATGAAGAACTTGCTCTTTTCACTGACATTCTCGCAGAAAATGACCCTGCAGTCTTGAAAGATTTCCCTACTAGTTCAGGTACTGGCATGTCCTCTCGCAAGGGACCAGACGCGACTACTAAAAAGACGAATTTGTCCGAAACGAAGTGGAAAGGCAAGCGTCTTTCAGATGATTTGCTAAGTAGGGAAGATTTAAGTGGAGAAGACCTTTCTGGTGCCAATCTCGAAGGTGTGAATTTAAGTAATAAAAACTTCACTGGAGCGAATTTAAGCGAAGCCAATTTATATGAAGCCAATTTGCAAGGCGCCCGCCTCGTAGATGCTGACCTTTATGCAGCCGATTTAATTAAAGCAAATCTCGAAGATGCAAATCTCGAAGGCGCACGTCTAGAGTATGCCGATTTGCGTGAAGCAAATTTATTAGATGCCAATTTGAATGGAGTAAATTTAAACGATGCTCAACTTGGTTTTGCAAATCTAGACAAGGTTGACCTTGGGGGCGCCAAACTCAGTGGCGCTGACCTAACTGGGGCATCATTATGGAAAGCAAATCTTGAAAATGTAGACCTGAGTAATGCTTATTTAGGCAATATTAAATATATGACAAATGCCAAACTACAGGGGGCAAATCTCAGAGATGCAGACCTCAGAGGTACGGACTTGTCCATGGCAGACATGACAGATGCAGACCTCAGGAATGTCGATTTTACTGGCGCAAACCTAGATGGTGCAATTTTTTCTGGAGCAAATCTAAATGGCACAAAACTAGATAAGGGCTGGGAACAAAGCGTTGGCATGCGCTCATCAAGGAAGCCAAGCAATAATGACTTTGACACGAATAGATTTCTTCCCTCATTGGCTGACAGAGAAAACTACGTTGCTAGTGACGAATACGAAGCAGACCTAGAGGATTGGCTCACTCGTTTTCCAAGAAAGACAGAAGCGGATTTCCGACGCAGCAAGACGTTCATGGAAAACGTAAGCATGTTTAATCCAGGCCCGGATGTCTCTGAATTCTCAAGAGAAGCAGACATTTACGACGGATGGTCTCCTGAGGAAATTGATTCAGGCCTACCCGACACTCTCTGGCGAGGTATGAGTTCACGTACTAGTGGCCTCACTCCAGAAGGCAAACGCGATATTAATGACGCAACAAAGAAGTTGTCAGATTTCTCGCGCAATTCAGCGTTTGGTGACGTGTATCCAGGTGCAGAAAAATTTGACAGCAATAAGAGACTGCATCAATCCATTAGTGACATGTTCGAGGATGCAGACATGCCTTCGCAACGTGTTCAAGATGTTCTCAATGCCATACAGGCACTTAAAGAAGTCTTTGGTGAGGATTCCGACGTTGGAATTAGCGACCGCGTTGAGTACGCATTAGACTATATCGCCCCAACATTTGACTCACGCGTTGCATTGAGCGGTGGCGTTCGACGTAGTAGCGGTAGTGTTGCCCCCAATTCAGGCATGGGTTCACGCACTAGTGGCGCTGTACGACCCGCTGGATTTACTCAGCGTTCACGCACGGCAATGCTGGAAAGAACAGCAATCGGCTCACCAACAGGAATGCGTTCTGCCCGGAAGAGTGCGCTCTACAAGGCGCATGAGATAAGTCCAGGGCAACAGAGGGCTTCTGCTAATGATGGGCAATTATGGGAAACCCTATCGCCCGCAGATAGGCAGTTATTTGCCGAAAGGGCACGTGCGCGTGAAAGCGAACTTATCGACATGTTGTTCGACAAGTTTGATATTCCAGTCAATGGAACAGATAGACGTCTTCTTGACGAGACGTTGCCAGCAAAAGAACGTGCAAAAATAATGAAACAAACAGGGGGAGGAAATCCGTGGGTTGTCGCAAACCAAGATGCCTATGGTCATTTCCTTCTTGCAGAAGAAGGGCTTAAGCCTTTATTTTCTGGCGAGTATGGCGTTCAGAAAAAAGCAAAAGAACTAGCCAAGGAAGCGCGTGAGCATCTTGCCAAGGGCGAAATAAAAGAACATAAAGAAAAAGTCACAAAACTAACCACCCTTCTGCGTCTATCCGATGACCTGGAGACGCTTAGTGCAGCGCGCATACAGGGAGATGCCGATGATTCACTCATTGACAAAAATGACTCATACGACTTCGCCATTGACCATTTACATCCAGTTTCCAAGGCAAGAATTATGGACATTGGCGCAACGACGACGACTAAGGGCAAGAACTCTGCCCCAGTGGAGAAAATAAATCCCTATTCAAAGTCTGGCTCGAATAGGCCTTTTGAGTTCAATTTTTCTAAAGCACAAATGGCTGCAACTTCAACCGCAATCAATGTACCTGGACGTCCATTAAGCGAAAAAGACGACATTCTTCGTTCTGCTGGAGTTCCTGGAGATGACGTCAAGGTAAAGAAAGCAAGCAGAGTTGGTGGATTACTTGATTTCTTACGTACAAAAACACAAGACCTAAGTAAGGCTGACGAAAAAGCCAAAGAACGCCGAATCAAAAAGATGCGCCAACAAGGCATAAACATTGGTTCAGTACAGGTTGGCGAGCGAAAGACTGACAGGCCGTCACTCCTTGACAAGCGAGCAATGAAGATAAGCCGTATTGCTCGAAAGAAACTACTCAATGCGAAGGCTCGCAAGATGGACGCTCTTGATAAGAGTGCGGCAGGCAACAACGACTCCGTGCCATTAATTGCTTCTGCTGAGTCTGGTGCAAGAATGCTGACACCAGGTGGCATCCTTGCTCTTTCTAAAGACCTCAAAGTAGGCGAAAGAGAATGGAAAAAGGCCTACAACAGTAAGGGGCGAAATGACAGCGGACACTCCCTCGCATTTGCATGGGAAGCGGCGGGCATGAATGGAACTCCAAACCCAATTAATGAAGAAGAATATAGCGCACTCCTTGCTGCCGGTTGGATGCCAATCAAACGTGGAACTGGTGCTCGTGGTTATGCAATTTCGTACATGGACCATCCAAAGCGATTTCTCCCACCCGCTGGCGAAGCATATGGTCCTGGTGAATACTGGTCAACTGGTCCAAGTACTGCTTGGATTGGAGGGTACTATCCAGACCCAGGCGAACTTGGTGACGGACCAGGAGGAATTGCTGGCCTACTACCCCCGACCGCCAAAATTATGAAATCTAGCGAACTTAATACCATTCGTGAACAGCATCGTGCGTTTTCTTCACCCATTCTTGGAAACTTCTCTGGTTATCCAGAGGGAGAATTAGAAAAAACCCCACAACAAGATTTTGTTGACCAATTAGTTAGTGACGTTTTTGGAAAAATTCCACGAGATTCAGAAGTTTGGGATTCGGCCATTGGAGGAATGACATTGCAGTTAATTAGTGCACTTGAATCGAATCCATCGCCAGAAGAATATAAGAAATTGCGAAATGCGCTATTCCGCCTAACCACCCTGGTTAATCAACACGAAAACGTTTATGGTCCAATATTTGGTGCTGACGCCCTAGATGTTGGAGGTGATGTAATGTTGCTCATGAACCGTGCAGCGGTTTCGGTATTTGCTGACCCACTTCCAGTTGATGAGATTCTTTCACTCTCTCAAGGACGAGGTCTTTCGCCGGGATACGTAGTACCAGGACGTAAGTAACTAGGACAAGGAAAATAAAATGGCACAAAAAGTAGACCCACGAGAAGAATTTCATCTAGCACATAACCTCATAGGTTTGCTTATGACATTCCCTCCATTTTCAATTGACCAAGATATGAGAAAGCAGTTTCAGAATGAATCAGTTCTAGCAATTGAAAGTCTTGTTCAATCTAGTGCTAGTGATTCCGAATGGAATTCAGTACATGACACGCTAATGGAAAAGTACGCTACCGAACTAGAGGAAGCGTCATTATGGAATGCTAGAAGTAGCGGAGACACGGAAGAGGCGAAAAAGTTGGCGTTGGCCTTGGAGGGTAAGACCCCAGAAGAAATCAAAACTTATTTGTTCTTGTCCTGAATATCACTGCTTTAGGTGGATTGAAAATGGCTGCTCTATCATCGAAAACTATGTCCAAGATGAGGGCATTGCGTCAAGCACAAAAACTTGGTTGCTCTGGTGCTCATCAAATGGACGACGGAGCATGGCATCCATGTAGTAATCATGACGACTACGTCAGTGCAAAAAAGCGCATTCAGTCATCGTCCGTAATAGGGACTCCCCCACAACGAGATGCTCGTGGTTCTAATAAGATTAAAAAACAGTGGGAAACTCTAGGACAACGACCAATATCTGCAATTGACAATATCCAGGGTGGTGGCATTGTCGCCGGAGCGCCGTCTGCGCTTATTGGTGGAGGAATGGGCACAAAGTCCCTCGGGTGGGCGCCCAACGATAATGACCCAGATGTATTTAGCGATGTAGAAGTGGCGCGTAATAGGTCTCGTCAATTGGGATGTATCGGTGTTAGTCGAAGAATTTCTCGTGGTGGCAAGACTGTCTGGATGCCATGTACCAACATGAGCGACTATGCCCGCCTTGCCGGAACCACATCCCTTGGGCGTCGCCATATGCGCCAAGCAGCAGAACGAACAATCACTGAGGCTTTCAAGAAGTTAAAACCAAAGCCCAAACGCGAGCGAAGTAAATCGCTATTTTCTGAACTCCACCTAGAAACACACAAGAAAGTTCTAGCAGCGCAAGTTAATGGCGCACAGGTTGCTGAGATGGAATTTAAAGGACTTGGGCCAAAATTAGGAAGAGGCCTACGGTCCGCCCCTCCCGGTATGGTGTTTATCGACGTCACAGGAGCAATTGACGCCGACAAAGACGGAATTGTTTTTGAAGGGAAGCCGCTCGAAAGACCTATTATTCCAAGATTCACTATTCCTGAAAGTCTTGCAGGGCGTGTTTCTAAACTTATGGAAGGAACCGCTGAGCAAAACGAAAAGAATAGGCGTCTCAGCAGTGACCCTATGGCTGGCGCGATTACTGAACGTGATGTTCAAAATTTAGTTAGCAATCTTGGAGTTGGCTCATCTGGATTATCTAGTAGTCGACGAACAAGAGAGTGGGCAGAAAATACCGTACTTACTCCAGGAGTTCTTCCTCCAGTTGATGCTGGAGTTTCAATACCCAAGAAGTTTGTCAGAGCGGCTAAAGGTACAGTCAGGGCAAGAACTTGGCCAATGCGTAACGTTTCTGGAAAATATGAGAATAACAGTAACGAGCAACTGAAGTGGCTGGTTGATGACAACGTCATATCTAGCCCTGGCACGCTTCGTACTGCTCTAGAAAAAAGCCCCTACTTGGTTGGGTCACCAAAAAATCTTTCACGACGCATTGAGGACGCAGAAATTGATTACGATGCTGGTCAACAACTTGCTCGGTCATTAAAAGACCAAATCGACACAAATCCTGCGGTAGCGAATTTTATTCGGAGATATGGTCTTCCGGTCATGGTTGTGACAAACCATCAACCCAACACTGAAACTGCAAACTTTGGTCCGACCTCATGGATGTCAACAATGGCTGGGTGGGCGCCTCAGGGCTTCATAGGTTTTAATGCGGCAACCTTCCCAAGTTCTTCATTCTATGCAAACGGCGGACATCGTGACACTGACAATGTCATGAACATGCGACACGAATTGGCCCATGCATGGGAAACAATGGCCGCCAAAACAAACGATAAAGCAAAAGAACATTACATTGCACAATTTGCTGAAATGTTTCAAGGTCTGCAAGAAATTGAAGACAGAGGAGAAGCAACATTCAGAACTTCTTATCACGAGGCCGCATGGGGAACTGATGACGAGCATGAATCGGCATTAAGAATAAGCAACTATGCGGAAACTGCTCGCATTGAATGGTTTGCCGAAGCATTCGCCCATGCGACTGATGGCGATGCAAACAATCGCAACAGAGTGGACAATCTCTCAAAGCAAAATATGGCAGCGGTTCTTGGTTTAGATATGTGGGAATTGGAATCAATGCTCGGTGGGAATGGCTTCTCTTCTTTTGATGACGACCCATTCTCTGGGGGTATGGCTTCATCGCAAAGATTTGGAAATTCGATTTTCCCATCATCAGATAATTTAGACTCGAAAGAATATGTTGATTGGCTAAATCAAAATCCTGGATATATTGACGATGCTCCATTAGAGATGCTGTTGCGAACAGGCTCTGAATCACTTAACGAAAATCGTCGCATGGGCATGCGCTCGTCCACGGGCCTACTAGGCAAAGACGAACAACGCGCACGAGCAATAATTTTCGACAGGGTAGATAAAAGCAAACTTGGCAAACAGCAACCCACATATCATCACGTTGGGGGCATCCCTGGTTCGGGTAAATCTACACTAGTCACTACTGGGGTTCTTGGTGTACCAAATAGTAACAACGCTTTTCATATTGACCCAGATGAGATAAAAACACACATGGACGGGTGGGGTGGTGGGCGTGGCGCTCAAGCCTTGCACCCACGCTCACGACGCTTGACCGACCTATTTATGGCCGAAGCGGCAGAATCGCATGGAGATGTTGTCGTTCAAGGAATAGGCAAACGAACAGAACATCTTGCAATGATGCGTGATGCTGGATACAGAACTGTTGGCCATTTTGTCTACGTCCCATCCAAGGAAGCGGATGCAAATATTAGCAAGCGTGCGGAGAATGGCGGAGCAATTCTTGGTAATGGATATGGTAGTCACATATCGGATGAGTTGCGTTCACGAGGAACTATTTCCAGACAAATAACGTCTGGTCTTTATGACGAATTTTATCTTTGGGATAATACTGGGCGCACTCCGAAAATTGCTGCAGAACGCCGCCAGGATGGGACATTCATTATTCATGACCAAAAAGTTTGGGATAAGTTTTTTGGGGACAAGAAGTATGGCGCTGGTTCATTGAGTAATGCCGAATGGGCAAAACAATACTTTGAAGAGAGAATGCCAGAATCTGGCGGAATGAGTTCCAGCAGGGGCGTTCGAAGAAATTCAATATCGCTAAATTCAGTAAATAATATTCTTGAAAATTCAAATTTCTTGCCGGATATATCGGCAAAAGAAGATGCTCGTTTATTGAACGGTCTACTCAAACGAGATAATGGCCGCACTTTACTAAGCGACCACAAGTTGGAAAATATGGATGTATCAAACCTCTACATCTCATTTCCTGAATTTAATAACGTTGACATCGAGAATTGCGACATAACAAATGGCGTGATGTCTAATGGAACTTTTATAAACCTATCCGCTAGAGACATAGACATGACGAACGGAGACTTCTCTCATTCATTTTTTGCCAATTCATCCATTGATGGCTCTTATCTGGCTGGTTCAAATTTCTCAAATAGTATCATCGTTGGGAATTTGTCTCTAAAAAATACAGACCTTCGTGGTGCAAATCTATCAAATTTAACTTTCTCTGACGAAAACGGATATGCGACTATTGACCTAGAGGGCTCCATGCTTGATGGTGCCTACTTAGGGAACACTGACCTGACCCGATTAGTCGCCAATGAGAATACTGAATGGGGCGACGTAAACGTTGGATACATGAACTCTACAATACCGCGCAGTCTTCGTTCTGAAGGACTTAAGGAAGAAGAAAGACTCAACTCGCTCCACCTTATGGGCGCAGGAGAAATACATGGGGCATTCAATGATGCACTTATAGATGTCAACTCCTCTAAGGACAAAGCCACAAAAATTAGTGCGCTCAACAATATTGATGCCATACATTCTCATCTTTCTGGTATTAACACAGAACTGATGACAATGGAGGATGACCGACGACTCACTCTTGAAAGATTTAATTCAACAACATCGCAATTGCTCTCGATGAAAAACAGTAAATTGAGCGACGGTTCTTTAATTAACCCAGTCAAATTTATTGAATCTAACGATATTGCAGGATGGGTAAAAGAAGTCAATTCGACCAGAGAGAAAAATCCATCAGCGTTTAAGGATATGCCTCCGAATAAGTTATTGGCAGATGCATCGCAGATACACAGAGAGCAACAAATATTACTTGATTCTTTAAATAAGTTTGACTCTGAAATATCTGAGGCAAAACAAAAACAAACTCTTCTTTCTTCTATTAACGCAATATTGTTTGCAGATAAAGACAATGTTTTTGGTACAAAATTAACAATTCCAAAAAAAGCAAATCGTGTTAAATCAAATCGAGCCCATATTGCTACAGTGCGGGAACAGGTTTCCAATAACACAATCAAAGACAACAGAAATGATTTGAACCCGCGAGCCGTAAAGATGCTCAAGCAATTTAGTGGAATTGTTGCGGGCGATACCGTCGGTATGCGGTCAGCCAAGGCAACAAATGACAGCAAAAAAGCAGAAGACAAAATTGAAGAAATGTATTCAAAATTGTCAGACGCAATACTTGCCTCGCTGGATGAAGCAGACGGGGACAAATGGGTTAGGCCATGGAACCTAGGGGCTCTGCTTCCCCGAAATGCGAAGACCAAACAGGCCTATCGTGGTTCCAATATATTTAATCTTGGAATAACGCAAACAGATTCTAACCATACGCACCCAATGTGGGGCACATACAAGATGTGGCAAGAACTTGGTGGTCAAGTTCAAAAGGGCGAACGTGGGACAATTATTGTCCATTGGTCATCAATGGAGAAAGAGATTATTGGTCCAAACGGGACAATAGAAACACGTAGGTACATGAGACCGCGACTCCACAATGTTTTTAATATTGACCAAGTGTCTGGCGTCGACCCAGAAAAGTATGCGCTACCGGTTCTTAGCGATGAACAACGAGTTCAGCGCATGGACTCCATAATTGAAGAACTTGGGGCCACGATTCGTGAGTCAACGAATATGCCAACTAGAAATGGCGGATTTGGTCTGCGTGCTTTTTACAATCCAACAGATGACTCCATAAGTCTGCCCCCATTCTCCACATTCACTGAGCCGCTTGGCTATTACCAGACGGCGATGCATGAACTTGTTCACTGGACCGGGCATAGTCAGCGACTCAATAGGCTTGATATGAATGAGTTTGGTAATCAGGACTACGCGTACGAAGAGTTAGTGGCTGAATTTGGTTCAGCCTTTCTTATGGGCGTGCTTGGTATGGAAGCAGAACCGCAGCAAAACCACTCTGAATACATCAAGGGTTGGAAGAGAAAAATAAAAGATGACCCAGATACTGTCAAGAATGCTATCTCGGATGCGCAAAAAGCCGTAAATTACATCCTCAATAACTCACCGACATTTCGCGATGAAAATGGAATGAATGATGTGAATTCTGATGCAATTGATTCTGATGGAACCCTTCCTGTTGCTGAGGAAATGGGTGACATTGTAAAAAATATAGTATCCCCATCAAGTGATGTCCCTGGTCTAATTTCTCCTGGTCGCGATATGGTCGGCATGCGTTCTAAAATAGTTTCTGAATGGCTGGATGTAACTGCTCATGATTCATTTGGTGAAGCGGGTTCAGAATTACGAAATACTTTTGGGCGGACAGACTTGGAAAAGTTGCAGAAAGTATTGCAAGACGAAAAATCCGTTTTATCAAAAACTATTGATGAATGGCAAAAAACAGGCATATGGAATGGGGAAACAAATGGCGTCGCATTGCCACGAACGCAATATCCAAAAAAAGGCATAACCCGAAATATCTCAGCAGAAGAATCAAGCGGGATGGGCGACAAGGACGCTTTGGGTTCCATATTTAATGGCTATCTATCTCAAATTGAAAAACAACTCGAACACGTAAACGACCGAATTGCCAATTTGGACAGAATGGAAAACGATGGAGATATTGCACATATAAATGCAATATCAATCGTTGACCTACCAAATTTTGCAGCCCTCGCCGAACGTGGTAAGCAAATAAGAGAATCACGTGGCTCGATGGAGGACAGGGCATGGTCGTTAACTAAAGACGACCCCGATGCGACGTGGTTGGTTCATACTGGCGTACCAGTACTTGACGGTGGCGTTCTTGACCCATCATTCACGCTGCCCAAGGGCGGCGATGGGACTTATGCACGTCAAGGCATGGATACTCAGAGGCTCAATGCCATAACCCGAAACAGTATCATCAACCGCTACGAGGAGGCGGAGCAGGATTTGAACGCTTATCAACTTGCGTTGAAAGAATATGATGAAACTGGAGTTTGGGATGGGCCAAAGTTGGCTCAAAACACAAGAGTTCCAGGTAGGGATATTGGTCATAGGGACTATGGCACCTACATAGAAGGCCAAGATGATGAACGCATTAATCCTGAATATTTAAGAGATTTGGCGCGTCGCTATATTGATAATGGGAAAATAGTAATGGCTCGGTATGAATATGCTTATCCGCTAGCAAAAGCAGGAAAAGAACATCTCAGTTACAGCCATGTATCACAAGGACCTAGTACTGGATATGTACGCAACGACTTCCCAACAAGTAAAACATATCTCGTAAGAGTCCCCAAGACAGAAGTAGTGGAAGGGTTTCCGTCTCAGGAATATCAAATTTTTGGGGTCAGAACACCAATAGCAAGTTTTGAAGTACCCAATCAGTTCAATTCTCCCAATGTGTACGAAGCACAGGACGCTGCTATTGCTCTATTTGAGCAGGCCGCACAGAAATATGTTTCAAAAGATAAATTGCCATCCGGGATGCTTTCTCGTCGTGATTTGATTTCACTGCATGGGAAAACACTCCAAGAAGTACTAAATGCATTAGAGATTGACGATGCCGAAAGCATGCGCGGCTTTGAGGAATTAGAAACAGCAATTGACAAACTTGACGACCGTAAAATAAGAAAAGCCCCATTTCATCCAGCGGTGAAAGATTCGGTCAATGACATTATTGATTCAATTGCAGTCAGCGTATCTTCTGATGGAATCATAATGCTTCATTCAAAACCAAATCCAATATTTCAAAAAGAATACCCAGTTCAACGAGACTGGAGACTGATTGAATTAACAAAACCAGAAAATGTTGAAGCAGCCTTAAAGAAGGCATTGGAAAATCAATTTACAACAAAAGAAGATGGTGAATGGATTAACTACTACTCCCCTGCGGGAGAATTAGTGGCGCGTAAACGCTATACGGGAGAAACTGGAAATCCGGAGTCAATAGAAGGTATGTATAATGTCGCAGAATGGGAGATATTGGATGAGAAATACGCCGATATTCTTGGTGGCGACGGTGGTGAGTTGTCAAGATTTGAAGATTTTTTAAGAAATTTACTTAAAAAACTTTCCAAAGGCAGTCGGGTTAGTCCTGTGAAAGCAATAGAGCGTATTCCAATAAACAATTTATTTGTAGGTTCTTTTCTTGCTTCATTAATTAATCCAGAGGCAGGAGACATGGGCGGTCGAGATGGATTGCATGATGCCTTCGGTCATTTTGCTATGGGCAGGGGTGTCGATAGGCATGGCGAGTGGGCAAATGCTCTTGCAATAATGTCATTAGTTGACCATCCTGATTTTGATGCAACCCCAGCAGAAAGGAATGCTGTAAAACAAGCATGGTTTGGCGAATACGGTTTATATTTTATTACCAACTTCAATGAAGATGTAACAATGGAGCCGTCGGAACTTTGGGGCGCAATAGCCAATTATGTAGGAAATTTTGATGACATTTTAAAAATTTTAGATGATTCTCCACGTTCCTCTAGTGGCATGTCATCGCGCTCGATGCCAATTGGTCGGGTGAGTGACTTAATGCTTAGGGAAATATCGGACCAAGAAATTTTGCACAATAAGAAACGTGCCCTAATTATTCGTGCACAGAATAATCCCGGCGTTCTTTCTAGTTCAGAAGATTACAGAATGTCACATACCGCTCCACTGCGTGATGCTGGGGCGCCATTAAGCGACCTGACAGGAAACGGGATATACCCAGAAGACGTATATACGGATGATGGTTACAGAATGTATAGCCACGGGCAGATGTTGCTGAATAGCAAGATGTTCAAGTTGATTAAAGACATGCGCGGAAAGCCCGAGAAGGAAATAACCATCTATCGCGCTGTTCCCAAGAATGTTGGCGATGATATAAATGCAGGTGATTGGGTTTCTCCGTTACGCGAATACGCCCAATATCACGGCGAATCCAATCTTGATGGGGATTACAAGATTGTTTCTAAGAAAGTCAAAGCCGGAGAAATCTTTACCGAAGGTAATTCATGGCTGGAATGGGGCTACTCTCCTTCTGACGACAGCAGAACTGGAATGTCTTCTGTCATGACGCCAACAAGACCAACGATTCCACCGCCTCCCGGAGCGCCAACAGGACAGGCAATTCAGAAGCCAGAAATAACACCATCAACCAGGCCAACATTGTCGTTGACTCAAGAGGCCGTCGAGGCCATTGAAGATTTCAGAAACGCTATTAAGGTCGACAGCAATGACCCTTACACGTTGAACGGGTCGTCTTTTGTGGGCCAACTTGACGGCATCTTTGCACAAACATTTTTATCAGATTTGCCAGAAGGACATAACATCCTCATAAGAGATGTCCCGATTACGAGCAAGACAAAGGCAATTCCCTACGCCGTTGCAACAAAAATCAATGGAGCATTAGTTGTTAAGCAAATTACGCAAGAAACATACGACTATCTCTACAGAGTACGAAAACTTGATAAACGATTGCATCAACAGAACAATATAAGTTCCTTGGAGCAAATGAACCTAAAAGCAATTGAATACGAAATAGCAAATATTGCAGAACTTTCAAAAAAATACAAAATGAAAGTGCCTCAACTTTTATTAATAGACGCAGCAAATGAAAACGATAAATTTTCGCAAGAAAAATATGGTAATCCAAACTTTGTTTCTGCCGCAACAATGAGTGCTAATGGAGTAATGACGGTTTATAACGGCGCTCTGCCGAGCGTCCATACTCTGCGTCACGAATGGGGTCATTCTTTTGACAGGGTCGCTGAACGAATTTCAGAAGATGCCGGAGGAATATTTGGAATCATAAAGCAGTGGCATCATGAAAAAATATCGGACGGCGTAGCATGGAGAAACGCCTCGGATGGGGATAAAAGAACTTCACAAGAATGGAAAAATGAGTTTCTTGGCAAAGGTTGGACTATTAAGTTTGTGAGCAGGCGTTTTACTGCGGGAACAGATGGGGTTACTCCGTATGCCCAAACAGCGTATGATGCTGGCGAATATACTCTGATTGAAGATTTTGCTGAATCTGTAGCATTATTCCTAATCGATAGAGAAAAAGGTTATATTGGTAAAAAATTTAACGAAAATGGCATGGAGCGCGGGAATGTCAGATTTGCAACCCTCTATCCAAAGCGAGCCGAAATTCTTACTGCGCTCTTTGACCAGTCAGACGATTGGATGCGAAGCCCACAAGGAATGTCATCCAAAACCAAGAACTTTGATAGCCGTTTTGAGAAGAAGTATGGGCAAGTAAACCCAGACGGAGATGGGGATTGCTATTCTGCCGCTTTTGAATTAGCCCAAAAACTAACCAACAGATTTAGCAAAGAAGAAGGAACGGAAGTCAAAGTCGTGCATGGCATACCCCTCGGAACTGGTGGTGAGGCTGCTGGCATCAGGTATGGACATGCCTGGGTTGAAGTCGACAGGACGGCAGGAGAGATTCTGCGTCTCAATGAAAAACTACGTGTTGCCAAAACGGAGTCAGAAAAGGCTCGCATTGAGTCAAATATCAGACAGGTGCGCTTGATGGGCGAAGCAACGGTCTACGATTACTCCAATGGCGGGAAACATGAAATTCCAAAATTCTTGTACTACGCAATGGGGAATATCGACGAATCAGAAACTCGACGCTATTCAGTTGATGAGTCAAGGAAGTACGCCCTCGACACCAAGCACTACGGACCATGGAAATAAATATGGATGACGAATTAAAGAAAATTTTTAATTTACGAATTAGCGATATTGGCGCAACCGCAGCGCCATTGAATCGGCGTAAGCCCAAGAAGCAATCCAAAAGCAAGGTCAAGAAGAATCAAGATTTAGCCATATTCCTTGACAAAGACGGGAATGCCGTAGACCCTGGCTCGGCAGACATTGTTCGTGGTGAAATTTGGACGTATGACGAAAATAGTGACGTTACAAGAACGTATGTTGGCGATTCTTGGGTATCCGCAACAGATGAAGAGTCAGAGGACGACAAAGAGCAAGGGATGGATTCACTATGAAGCAGAAACCAGAAGGACAAGACGGAGAAATTACAGCAGAACAACGTCGACGTGCTACCTATTATGCGCTCAATACAATGGCGGTATCACTAGGGGAAGATGACGAAAAGGTAAGTAATTTACTTGACAAAATGCGCCTTGGTTTTAGGTCTATACCTGCTAAAAAGAATGATTCAGAAGCAGAATGACCTGTATCTGATTTTTTAGTTACTAATATAATAAAAAACTGCAATTGTTGCAATACGCTATGTTATTGATGATGTATGTTTGTATTTAAGTTTCAGGACCGGGTGCTTACCTAAGCCAGAGCAAAAGCAATAAATAACCCAACCCACTACAAAGAAACAGAAGAGGTTTCAAAATGTCAGAAGACACTTCCCGCCTGAATGAACTGCAAAGCGCACTTCGTTCAAAAATGTCAGAAAACAAGGCTATTGCCGATTCATTCCAAATTGAAAACGGTACCGTCGTTGTTTCAACCGCCCAAAAGTCAGCCTTTGACGTCAACATGAAGGACATCAGAGAAATCAAGAGCCTCATCGAGGGTCTTGAAGGAATGCGCGATGTTGACGCATGGGGTTCGGCTCCTCAGGGCTCGGTTGCTGGTGCAGCCGCCGCTGGTGGTTCGTACAGCAATAACACTCCTCAGTTCAAGTCAATCGGTGACGAATTCATCCAGTCTGCTCAGTTCAAGAGCCTTGACGGTGGACGCAACGGTGCCAACATGGCTTCGCCGTTCATCACCACCAAGACACTTACTGGCGGCAACTACAACGTGAAGGACGTCTACTCGGGTCTCCCCTCGTACGACCGCCCTTTCGGTGGAATCCAGCGTGACCCCATCGTCGTCCCCGCAATGCGTACAAAGCGCGTCCGTGACTTGTTCCCGGCCCGCACTACCACTGCCGCAATCATTGAATACTTCCGTATGACCGGTTTCGCAAACAACGCTGCTACAGTTGCACAGCGTAATAGCGACAACACCAACTTTGGTGTTAAGCCGCAATCATCCTTCACTTTCGTGGGTGAGCAGGCTCCGGTCCGCACCATCGCTCACTGGGAAGCAGCACACCGTAACGTTCTCGCCGATGAGCCGCAATTGCGTTCAATCATCGACAACGAATTGATGTACGGTCTCCGCTTGCAGGAAGATGCTCAGATTCTTTCCGGTAACGGTACTGGCGAAAACCTCCTTGGCGTTCTTAACACCACTGGTGTTCAGGAATACTCATGGTCGGACGGCGCTACCACTCCGGTTGCGGACAACAAGGCTGACGCAATCCGCCGTGCCGCAACCCTCGCATTCCTTGCCTACTACGAGCCGACCGGCGTGGTTCTCCACCCGAACGACTGGGAAGACATCGAATTGTCGAAGGATGCCTACGGTCAGTACCTCGTGGCCGTTTCGGTGGCCCTTGGTGGCGAGCCCAAGTTGTGGCGCATCCCCGTCGTCGAAACTCCCGCCATCCCCGAAGGTACCGCTCTTGTCGGTGCATTCGGTACCGGCGCACAGTTGTACGACCGTGAGCAGGCCAGCATCCGCATCAGCGAACAGCACAGCGACTTCTTCGTCCGTAACGCCATTGTGGTGTTGGCCGAACAGCGTTTGGCTCTCGCAGTCAAGCGTCCGGAAGCCTTCGTTAAGATTGATTTCGACAGAGCCCCTGCCTGATAAACGCCCTGGCGTAATTTAGTGAAGTAGGCGAACCCCCAGTACCGGTTAATCCCGGGCTGGGGGTTTTCCATTAACGCACAAATGTGAGAAAGATTTATGGGACGTAAGTTCGAAACAGAAGATGACGACATGGATTGGCAAAATCTAGAAAAAGTCGCCAAGAATTTCAAAGGCTCAGCGGATGATATAGAAGAAATCATCTATGAACTGGGACCAAAAAAGAAAAAGAAGAAACAGGTTGGTAAATACAATCTGAGAGACGATTTTTAACATTACTTTCATTAGTGTTGTAATGTATAATTTGTAGTGACCTAGGAGTTGCGATGCGCAAAAAAGACTTAATGTCGGCAATAATCATGATGGAAGGCTCAGGAGAGGGCAAACTGGTAAGCGCCTTAAAAGAAGCAATGGCAAATGCCGTAGTTTTGTATTTCACAGCCCATCGTGCTCACTGGAACGTTACTGGTCCTGATTTTTTTCAATACCATGCCCTATTTGCCGAAATCTATGAAGATATCTATGGTTCGATTGACCCATTTGCCGAAAACATACGCAAAATGCGAGCATTTCCTCCTGCACTAGGAGAAATGATGTCCCTGGCATCCATTTCAGACGACACCAAAGTGACCACACCACGCGAACTTGCTTCGGACTTTATGATGAAAAACACAGGCATGGTTCAACTTCTCAAAGATGTATTTACGGTCGCCGAGGATGCCAACGAGCAGGGTGTAGCGAACTTCATCGCTGAAAGAATTGACCAGCACGAAAAATGGGATTGGCAACTTCGCTCTTCCCTTGGCTAATTAAGGAATGGACATTCACATGGATGACGTTGAGTTCAAAGCAGAGAAAACTATCTCATGCCCAATTGCCACTCAGGACATACCTGTCAACTTAAAAAATAGACAGAATGCAATTGATAACGGTGGATATGGTCCGCTCAATCCGACGCAGGCAAATAATGCTTTCTGGAAAAAGAAAGCGTCTCGCTGGAATGTGACAATCGGTGAGTCAAAGAAGCAACTATGTGGCAACTGTGCTGCCTTCATTCGCACCCCGAGAATGCTTGATTGTATTGATAAGGGTCTCGGCAATGAAAAAGGCAATGCTGCATGGGATGTAATTAATGCTGGCGAACTCGGATACTGCGAGGCCTTTGACTTCAAGTGTGCATCTGCTCGAACCTGTGATGCATGGATTGTCGGCGGACCAATTACCAAGGAAAAAGGAAAGAAACAAGAAACAAAGAGTCTTGAAAATTTTCTATCCGTAGAAGAGGGTAATGCAATTGAATTTGTTGAGTCGCTAAGTAATCGTGAATTCGTGGCCCTGTTTCCAAATGAGTACACTGACGAGGCTAATGACGTCAAGTGGCTATTTGATGTTAGTTACGATTTTGCTGACCGTCTTATTAACTCTAGACATGCGGGCGCCATTTCATACAATGAAAAATCAGCAGAATTACGTGACCCAAAAGGTGGCCTAACCGCCGCTGGACGCAAGTACTTTAATAACAAAGAGGGCTTAAATCTCAAGCCTGGAGTCAAGGGTCCGGCAGATACTCCGGAAAAAATGCGACGCAAAGGTTCATTCCTCGTTCGTTTCTTCACTAATCCTTCAGGTCCGATGCAGGACGACAAGGGCAACCCAACACGCCTTGCATTGTCTGCTTCGGCATGGGGGGAGCCAGTGCCAAAGACCGTAGCAGCAGCAGCAAAACTTGCAGCAAAAGGTAGCCGTCTTCTTGAGAGATATAAGAATCTCAAAGAAGCAAAAAAGAAGAAAGATGCTTTTGGTGACATAGAAATCAAAGAACTTGGTGCTCCTGTTGCTCGACAGGCGGGCACTGTAGGTCAATCAAATGCGCCACGCAAACCGCAGACAATTGGCGGTCGTGGTGGTGGTTCTCCTGACGAGAACTATGACCCCAATTCGCGAGACGCAGATGGCGATGGCAGCGTTCAAGAGGGTACAGATTTCATGCGTTCCGCACAGCCTCGTCAAGGAACCGCCGACTCGATGGAACGTAATACCCCTAGAGCAGCAACACTCCCCGCCAAACCCCCTACTGCAGCAAAGGTCCCCGCTAAACCCTCTGTAGCCGCAACACTCCCCGCCAACCCTCCTGTCAAGCCGACAGTTTCTGGAAATATTGACTTAAGCAAGCGCAAGCCAGTGACGTTACCAAGTGGGGAACAGGCAACAGTAAGAAGCATATCAGTCGGATTCGATGATGGTGAAGTCCTCATTCCAACTATTGGGCCCAATGGAGAAAATTGGGACCCTGATACGGATGAGGGTTACGATGCCGCGGTGTCGCACTATAAAAAAACCGGTCAACACTTGGGTAAATTCAAAACACCAGACGAGGCTACGGCGTACGGCGAGTGGCTACATAATCAAGAGGCAGTACGTATTGGTGAGACTCCAGACCCACCCGCTAACACAACCAGTCGGACCTGGCAAACAGACACAGGCTCGGCGGATACCCGTGAACGTGGAATAATTCGCGAAGACCTTGAGAAAAGAGGCTTTGACGGCGAGGCATTCAGGAAATTCGTAGATGCGGAATCGCGCAAACTCAAGCCGGGTCAGAAGACAAACTGGAATCCTGGCCGTTTGCCCAATGGTGGCAAGATTGCCGCTGATGGAACCTACATTCCGCCAGACATGGTTCGTGAAGACGACAAGCGCGTAAGCGACTATTACCGCAATCGACGTGACGAGAAAAAACCAAATCGCCCGCAAGGTAGTGCCGACAGCATGGAACGGCAAGCCGAGAACGATGAACGGAACAGAACCGGACGAGGACAGGGCTACGACAAGATTAATTCTCAGGCAGAAATGGATGCCTATAGAGCATCGATGGGATTGCCCTCAATCCCATTTAAGCCAAAGCCATCGGTTGGTTCGCCAATCGCTCCGAATAAGCCAAAGCCTTCGCTCCTCATGCCTGATTTGCCCAAAAAACCTCGCACCGGATGGCTTTCCCCATATTTTGCTGGTGACTATGCCGATGATGAAGGTGGCTATTGATGATTAATCCATACTGGTACACAGGAAAAGTTCTCAATGTCGTAGACGGAGATACCGTTGACTTAATGGTCGACCTTGGTTTTAGTGTCCACCACAAAATCCGTGTACGCCTATACGGAATCAACACACCCGAATCACGCACCAAAGACGCAGCCGAAAAAGAAATGGGACTCAAGGCTAAGGAATTTACGAAAGATTGGCTACACAACCACGAGACCGTTTTTATTAAAACCATCGTTGACAAGAACGAAAAGTACGGTCGTGTACTTGCAGAACTCTACTCATCGGGCGACATCGAATCACCAACAACCGCATGCCTCAACAAAGACATCGTTGGCGCAGGATATGCACGCGAATACTTCGGTGTTGGCGACAAGACATGGACTGAATTCAAAACCAAATAAAAGTTTGGGTTGACCAAGACTTGCTTACTGGAGGAAAATAAAATGGCAGCACAAAAAGGTATTGGAGTTGTTTTTCATTGCTCAGACTGTGACCCCTATGAAGTGAGGTCTTACGGTTGGGGTGGTGAATGGCAAGGTTCAGACTGTGGCTATCACGCACTTACCGAAAACGCCAGAAAGTACATCCACGCTCACCCTGAAGAGAACCACACGTTTGAAGACATGATTGCCTTAGAGGTGGGAGACGAAGTAGTACCAGTACTCATTGATTTGGGAAACAAAATAGAATCAGGCTATGAAATAGTAAAAGATGGCGTAATCGATGCCTACCATTGGGTGGATGAAAACGGCTGCAACATAGCAGTGACTGCAGCAATCTCGGCTGGGGTTATTGCATATTTTACGCCAGCACAACCCGCAGGTGCAGCAACATCAACCACTCTATCAATTATGGCACAGCCGTTTCTTTATGTTGCAGATATGGCAACCAAGGCCGTGGCAGTAGCGGCAATGAGCGAAATCATAACGGAAGGATTTTTACTAATACCATTCGTTAGTGAGAGTATTGACCACACGCTATTAAAAAACATAATCTCGAACTGTTTAGCGAAAAGTTTAGATTCAGCAGCATTATGGGCAACGCCAGCGGGTGTTGGTATTGCAATCGGAGCAGCAGTTGCACCTGTTATCGCAGATTTGATATGCAAAAAAACTTGTCCTGAAGGATTTACTAAAGCGTTTAATGCGTAATGCAGAATACGGAGCCTGTAAATGAAAGTTTGGATTGACCAAGACCTATGTTGAGCGTTCCTGACCACATTGTGAAGCCGCCGTACGCAGAGACTGGCAAGGTCACGCGCTGGCAGGAAT